CGTGCCATTGCCGGCCCTTAACGGCCAATCCCCACACGTAGAAAACTGGCTTACTCGGCCGTCGCACGTCAACCAGCCCGAGGACGAAGCCGGCTTCGCGCTCTCCCTCGACTGCCCGGTAGAATCGGAGCCTGCCATTCAGCACCTCCTGGAGCACCCAGCCGACAGTATAGCCCTCTTCCTCCCCGCGGCATAGGATGGCCTCCAGGCCGGCCCGCAGGGCGGTCAGGGCCTGGACGGCCAGCGCGGGGTCCTTCTCCTCGATCAGCCTCATGGCAGCGTGTAGGAGAGCGGCGCGCCGATCAGCGCCAGCTTGGTGCGGCCGGAGTCGCCGGCCAATGTGAAACTGCCGGCGTTCGCCATGGCGCGCATCTTGATCACGTAGGCCGTGGCCGCGGCGAGCTGGAGGGTCACGAAGCCGGCGGCGGTGGCGCGCTCGCCGTTGGTCAAGTTGCCGGTGACGATGCCGGTGTTGATCTCCGCCGCGCCGTTGACCGACACCGCGATGGTGTACGCCGAGCCGCCGGCGGTGGCGGTGGCGTCCACCTGGATCAGCACCACCGCCTGCGCCCGGATGGCCGAGGTGAAGCTGAGCGCCAGCGGCGGGCTGCCCACGTCCACGAAGCTCGCGCTGTTGAGGGTGAACGGCGCGGTCAGCGCCACTTGGGGCAGGATGAACGGCTGGGTGAAGTTGATGCGCGCGTGCGCCGCCCGCACCCACTGCTCCAGCCCGTGCAGGCGGCCGGCCAGCACGCGCTGGAACTCGGCTGGGTCCTCCGGCAGGCTGCCGAGGACCCAGCGGGGCGTGAAGTCTGGCGACTGGACGGGCATTGACTTATGCGGTCTTCGGTGACATAATCAGCGGGAAAGGAGACACCATGGCTGATTTTGCACCGACCGACCGTATCTCTCGGCAGTACCTGAGAACCGGCCAGCCGCGAGCCTATGCCGACAGCTTCTACGAGGCGCGCATTCTGTGGGAATGGCGCGGCACGAACGACAAGGGCGACTGGCAGCCCCGACCCATCGCGGAGAGCGTCGCGAAGGAGATGCTGGTGCCGCTGGTGAAAGCCGGCGTGCAGCCGGCTGGTGAGGGAAACTGGGCGAGCCCACGCCTTCGCGAGTGCGTCCAGGAGGCGCCGGGCCAGTGGCGCATCCTGGTAGTCTCGCCGTACACCGACTGACGCTCACAGGCTGATCGTCTCCAGGTTGCCCGACACCTCACCCTCGATCTCCATCCGCGTCCACGCGCTCTTGAGCGTGGACGCGCTCGCGGTCTGGACGCGCACCCGCAGGATGTGGCCGGCCACGCCCTGCGGGGCGTAGAAGGCGCCCGCGGCCTGCGCCTGGGCGTAGAGCAGCCAGTCCCACTCGGGGAAACTGAACTGCACCGGCTGCTCGCCCCCGACCACCTGGCCCACCGTCTTCGACACCGGCGGCTGGAAGGTGACGCCGCCGTTGCGCGACACCGAGACGTTGATCGTCTCGGTGTCGGCGGTCAGCCCCCGGAACCACAGCACCACCCGCCTGATGAACTTGTAGTTGAGCGGCGCCTGCCAGTCGAGGTCATCGGTGTCCACCAGGAACCCGCCGGCGCTGGCGCCGGCGAAGGGCGCGATGGCGTCGGTGAAGAGGGCCTCGCTGTACCCCCACAGGACATTCCTGGCCGAGCCGTCCGACTGGTCGAGCGAGGCCACGCCGACGAGCGCCTGGCTGTTCTGGCGCGACGCCGCCCGGTCGTCGCGGTCGGACACCGCGCCGATCGGGCACGGGAGCTGGCTGGGCCACCAGCGCTTGTACTCCACCTGGTAGCGCCAGGCGAGCGTCGTCGGCGACTGCTCGAAGAATAGAACGTACTCCCCGCCCCGGAAGGTGTCGAAGGAGGCGTGGAGGTGGCTGCGCATCGCCTGGCGGTCCACGTTCACGAAAGCCTGGCGAACTTGCCTGCCAATCTCTTGGTTCATGTACCCGTTGAACTCGTAGACGGACCCGTTGGCGGCCACGAAGCGCTCGCACCCCTCGAAGCCGCCGCCGCCGTGCTTGAGCGTGCGCGGGCAAAAGCAGCCGGCGTCGGCAGAGCTGTCCTGGAAGGCGAACGGGGGCGAGCCGTCCCCGGTGGGGCCGGTCGCCGCCGGCACGCCGAGCACGATGCCATCCTCGAAGTGGAGGGTGAGCTGGGTCTGGATGCGGCCGAGCGAGTGGATCGGGCCGGGGTGCAGCACCACCTCGCTGAAGCCGCCCGGGGAGACGGTCCACACGTTGTCCACCAGGTCGGAGGACCAGTAGATGAGGTTCTCGTCCCCGGTGATGACCACCCGCCCATCCTGGGCGAGCTGGAGGCCGCTGATGTCGCTGTGGCCGGCGATCACGTCCATGGCCGGGCTCGCCTGGAGCACGCTGTTCGAGACGATGTAGGCGGTCGTGGGCGAGCCCGAGAGGATGTTGGAGACCTTGATGACGCAGGGCTTGGGCTGGCCATCCGCCCGCCCGCAGAACGTGCCGGCGACGTAGAGCGTCTCGTTGAACACCTGGGCGAAGATGAGCGAGCTGCGCTCAAGGGTCGTGCCGCCGGGGAAGGTGCGGACGATGGTGTAGGCGAGGCCGGAGGCAGTCGAGCCGGCGTAGTTGGCGGCCAGCGTCAAGCTGGTGTTCGACACCACCGTGCAGACCTGGTAGGTGACGCCCGCGATGGTGATGTACTGGAGCGGGCTGATGCCGTTGTCCACCCACAGCGTCGAGGTGCCGGTGACCGTCTTGCTGCCGTTGGTAACGGCGACCGTGCCGACCACGTAGGTGGGCGTCACGTTCGCCCAGGTGGCGCAGGAGTCGATCGAGAGGTAGATGCCCTTGGTGGTGACGATCACCGTCGTCTCGGCGCCCCCCGGGTAGTTGTACTCCGGGGCGCAGCTGCCAGTCTGCGAGGTGGTGGTGGCGCCGATGGGCGAGACGGCGGTGTAAATCCAGACCGGGATCTCGCCCTTGTGCTGGGCGAGGAAGGCCCCCAGCGCCGCCGGTGCGATGGGGGGCTGAGTGACCGTCGAGGCGAGCGGCGCGATCTTCGGCCTGCCGACCAGCAGGCCGTCGCGGCCGACGACGTTCAAGGTGTTCCGCCAGATGGCCGGCGCCTGTGGCCCCGGCGCCAGCGAGCGCGGCGGGGCCAGCGGGTCCCAGCCGCGGGTCATGTCGCCGTAGACGAGGGGTGCGGTCGGGGGCATTGACTTATGCGGAGTGGGATGACATAATCAGAGCGAAGCCGGGGATAGGGGAAGCCGCAGCCCGACTACACAGGTCGCAAGCCTGCTCTGGCCGAAGGGTGGTAACCCCGACAAGCGCCGTTCCGGAGCGGCGCTTCTCCGGCCCCTGGAGGGCAAATGACGGACTGGACGCTGAACACCACCGTAGCCGACTACCCGCACCTCGACAGGGGCGAGAGCACTATCGTTGTCACGAGCGGCGGAGAGCTTGAGATCGAGCTGTACGACGGTCATGATCGCCTCATCGCCTTCATCCCCATCGAGACGATGGAACGCCTGATCGCCGCCTGGCGCACGCGCCCCTGTCTCGGCCTCACTGATCCCTCCGGCTGACCGGCTTGCCCAGCGGGCTGGCGAACACGATGTCCCGCCGGCTCTGCGGCTCCAAGGTTCCACGTGGAACCGTCATCCTCAGCGTGCCCGAGAAGGTCACGCTGGCGCCCACCTCCTGGCCGCCGGTGGCGCTCATGCTGAGGCTACCGGCGAAGCTCGCCGAGCCGAACACGTCGCCCGTCCCGCCCGTCGCCGTCATCGCCAACGTGCCGGCGAAGCTCGCCGAGCCGGCGTACTCGATGCCGCCCTGGGCGGTCATCGAGAGCTGGCCGGCGAAGCTGGCTGAGCCGTTCACATCGGACGCCGGGGTGATGAATTGCAGGAGGTCCACGTAGATGTCCTGCGGGCCGGCGGTCGCCAGGCGCGTCACCTTCAGCCACAGGTCACCGTAGGTGGCGTTGTTGAAGGCGGCCACGTCGGCGGTGGGCAGGGCGTAGGTGTACAGGGTCGGAATCTGCGACAGGGTGATCGTGCCCGTCGAGAGCGTGGCCGAGGTGTTGCTGTCGATGACTGCGACCGTCACCTGCTGGAAGTTGGGGTTGTCGGCCCACGCCTCGATCACCACCTGGTGCCCCGTGGTGACGCCCGGCGGGGTGATCGGCGCCACCTGGACGGTGAAGAAGTCCGCGCCCCCGTGGATCAGCGTGCTGCTCTGCACGAAGCGGCCGGAGCCGTCCGGCGCCAGCTTCGCCAGCGCCGGCCAGAGAGCGTTGCCCGGCTCGGTCGAGAACCAGGCCGGGCTGCTCTGGCTGATGTCGGCCGCGGGGAGGTTGATGCCCACCGCGGCGCCTCAGGTGAACAGGAAGGCGATCTGCCCCGCCTGCCACTTGAACGTCTGGCCGGAGAGCACGGCGTTCTGCTGGCCGACCGGGATGGCGGCGAACTCCAGCATGTTGCCGCCGGTCGGGGCGTCGAACATGGCGCCGGCGACCGGCGTCCCCCAGCCGGCAGTCGCCGGCGGGTGCGCCACGATGCCGCTGTTGCTCGTCGCCTGAGCGCTGGCGGCGGAGACCGTCACCGCAGCACGCGCGTAAGAGCCGCCGGTCACCTCAGTGCCGCCGCCGGCGATGGTCGGCGCCACGGTGAACAGGCCGATGTAGACCGTCGCGGGCGGCGTGTAGGTGACGTTCCTGAACACGTGGTCCAGGAGCTTGTTGGAGAGGAAGGTGGTCATCGGCATCAGCGTGCCCTCCGGGTCCGCGGACCCGGCCTGTAGCCGGCGACCCGCATCTGGTAAAAGGAAGCCTTGGCTTCCTCTGCATAGACCGACTTCGGCTGCGTCACCACGTCGCGGAAGCGCTGCTCGGCGAGCTGGTAGCGGGTGGTCTCCCGCCCCTCGCTGTCCTGGGTCGCCGCCTTCCCCTCGTCGGGATGCACCGAGAAGTAGTTGGCGACCGCGGCGTGGACGATGGCCCAATCGTAGTGGTCCGGGGTGATCGGGTGCTTGTTGAGCATCGAGTTGTCCACCAGCGGCACCTCGATGCCGTAGCGCAGGATCAGCGTCGTGTCCTTCGTGGGCGTCGCCCGCAGGTAGACGTTGTTGCCGTCGCGCATGAAAAACGTCACCGACCCCGGCGCCGGCTGGCCGCTGGTGTCGAGGTAGCGGTTCCGGCCGAGCATGCCGGAGGGCTCCTCGGTGATCGGGTAGGCGTCGGTCTGGTTGTAGAGCGAGCCGATGAACATCACCTCGGGGTCCAGCGGGAAGTAGTCCAGGTACGGCTGGGCCGGCGGCGCGGGCGAGGGGGCGAGCGCGGTCAGCACGATGGTGGTCTGCCGGTACAGCTCCGGCACGTCCACTTCCTTGAGCCCGCACACCCGCCGCAGCGCCTGGGAGAGGTGGTCGTAGCGCTCCTGCGCCCAGGCGCTCTGCTCGCCGATGGCCAGCTTGGCGTAGTTATCGATTTGGGCGAAGGTGAGGGACATGGGGCTTGCTCTATGCTATTCCCTGTGACATAATCAGCGGGTGAAACCGCGACTGCTGGACCTGTTCTGCAAGGCGGGCGGCTGCTCTATGGGCTACCACCGGGCTGGCTTCGAGGTGGTCGGCGTGGACATCGAGCCGCAGCCGCGCTACCCCTTCGAGTTCCACAAAGCCGATGCCCTGGAGTATCCCCTGGAAGGCTTCGACGTGATCCACGCAAGCCCCCCCTGCCAGGCGTACAGCGTCTCGCGGACGCGCTCGCCGTCGCGGAAGAAGCATCCCGACCTGGTGCGCATGGTGGCCGATAGACTCCGCGCCACGGGGCTGCCGTTCGTGGTGGAGAATGTTGAGGGAGCACCCTTGCGCGTTCCGATCACTCTCTGCGGTTGTATGTTCAAACTCGGGGCGCTCGGCGACGATGGCGTCTTCCGTGGCCTGCGCCGGCGCAGGCTCTTTGAGACGAATCTGATGGTGGTTCCCCCCGCCTGTTGCTGTGATCGCAGGGAGAAAATCGGCGTGTACGGGAACGGCGGCGGCTGGGCGAATAGATACGACCCGCGACGCCGCGGCTACAAGGGCAACCGACGCGAGGCGCGAGAAGCCATGGGCATTGATTGGATGACGATCGCCGAGCTGAGCCAGGCCATCCCGCCAGCCTACACCGAGTGGATCGGTCGCCAGCTGCTGGCGCAGCTTCATCCCTGAGCCCCCCCAAACGCCCCGCCCGCAGTCAGCTGCTCCTTTTGCTCGGTCAGGTACATCTGCGCCAGCGGCGGGCGCACCTGCGCCGCCGCCCAGGCATCGACCTTTTTCTGCTGCGCCGCCGCCAAGTCCTCGCGGTCGATCTCGCTCCAGGCGAGCGCCAGCGCGCGGCTCATGACGTACTCGTCCGTCTCCGCCCCGAGGGGCGAGACGGCCACGCTGGAGACGGAGAAGTCCGGCGCCGCCGGCAGGGCGTAGGTGAAGAGGTTTACGGTGTAAGGTGACTGCGGCAGCACGTCCACGTAGAAGCTGCCGCCGAAGCGCGACCAGCGCGCCGGGCGGCCAGCGGCGCCGGTGTAGAGGCTTTCCAGGAAGCGGAAGTCCTGGTAGAGCAGCGGGCCGTCCACGGTGGACGTGCCGGGCTCCAGAAGCTGCGGCGCGCCCACCACGATGAAGGTGCCAGCCGGGAGCGCGACGGCGTTGCTGGCGGTCGAGAGCGTCAGCGTGGCGGCGGTGTCAAGCTCGAAGTGGTGCAGCGTGGTCGAGAGGTCCAGCAGCGCCTGATAGATCCACTGCTCGACGCGGGCGTCGAAGCCCGCGGCGTCGAGCCCCTTGGTCCGTCGAATGACCTCCGCTTTGATCTGCGGCCACGTCCTGCGCTGAACCGGCATCAGTCACCGATCGTCTCATTCTCGCCGAGATAAAGATCCAGCGGGCCGCCGATAGGCTGTTGGCGCTGGACATCAGCCCACGGAACCCGCCGCCCCAGCCGGTTAATGTCTTCGTGACTCGGCGCGGTCGTGTACTCGCCGTGCTGGTCACAGACGACGTACCCCCGCGTACCCTGCACGTTGCTTCTGGACAGGCGCGCCTGGGCAACGGCGCGCCCGCAAAGTGCGCAACTTTCGGGCTGGAGGCCCTTGAGGTCGCTCCGGCTCATACCGGCGCGGCCTTGCGGGCGGCAGCCCCCAGCTCAAGAGCGCTTGGTTCGTGACGCCCCTCGGCCGCCGCGGGAGGCGCGGCCAGCTCAGCGGGCGGCAGCTGCGCCAGCAGCGCGGAGAGCGCGCCGGCGTTCTGCTGGGCGGCGCCCAGGTTCTGCTGGAGCGCCGCCAGGCCCTGCTGGAGCCCGCGGTGGGCGTCGTCGGTGAGGACGTAGGGCATGGCCTAGCCCTGGTGGACCAGCGGGAAGCCGTTCTCGTCCAGCTCGATACCCTGGTTCGCCGGGATGTGGCTGAAGGTGTGGATCTCCCAGTGGCCGCCGCCATCGGCGATGCCGGCGATGCGCACGTCGCCGCCGGCCGCCTCCAGGATGACGTTCACGCCCGGCGAGCCGTTGCCGGCGTTGGTCGTGTTCTCGAAGCGCAGCGGGGGCTTGCCTTCGGCGGAGTCGGTCAGCTTGGAGACGAAAGCGATCATGTGCGGCCTTTCAGGCGAGCGCGTCGCCGAAGATGAACAGGTCGGCGGTCATCGCCGAGCCTTGAGCGGTGGTGAGGGAGAGGAAAAGCTGCGAGGCGGTCAGCGCGGCGCCGATGGCGCCGGCGGCCAGCGTCAGATCCACCGACACCGGGGCGGAGGTGAGGCCGGAGAAGACCTGGGTGGCCGCGACGACTTGCGTGCCGCCCTTGCTAGCGGCGGTGTAGATGCCGCCCACAGCGAGTGACGGAGTGCCGCTGGCGTTCGTTACCACGATGCGACGCAGGATGTACTTGCCGGCAGCGATCGGGATGGCCTGGTCGGCGGTCGAGTTGAGGTTGGCCCCCAGCAGGCTGCCCAGCATGTCGGCGAGGTGGGGCATCGGCTAGCTCAGCTGCACGCTCACGATCGTACCGCCATTGTTGTGTACCAGGAAGATGTTCCCGGAGGACGTGTTCTTGTGGATACCCCAATCCTTGTCGTTCGGGTACTCGGTGGTGGTGGCGTTCGCGGCGGTCGAGGTGCGCTGGTGCGCGCGGCCGAGCGCGTTGCCGGTGGCCGTGGTGTCGAAAGACAGGCTCCCCGCGCTCGGCATCGACAGGCCAGCCCCCATACCGCCGGGGTGCGAAGCGTCGGCAGTGCTGGCGAAGGAGTAGGCGCCGGAGCTACGAAGGAAGATCGCGTCGCCGCCGGCGTCGAGGTAGATCCGCGGATTGCCGTTGATCGGGATGCCCACGGCATTGGTGGCGCCGCTGTAGAAGCCGATGCCGGCGCCCCCTGGGAAGGCGATGCTAGGCGCCGCGGCGGTGCCATCGGCAAACTGCACCGCGCCCGTGCCCTTCGGCACCAGCTTGATAGGGATGTTGGTGTCAGTGCCCGCTGCGGCGAGCTGGAGCGCAGCGGTAGTGGCGCTGGCGATGGCCCGCAGGTAGTTGACGCTGGAGGCCGCCGCCTCGGCGCGCAGCACCTCGAAGCTGTTGGCCTGGATGCCGACGATGTGCGTGGCCGGCTGCCAGAGGCCATCCCCGGCCGCCCCCAGCTGGAGGCTCGCCGCGCCGAGCGAACCCGCGCCGAGCGGGTTGGAGAGGCCGCCGCCTGCCGCCGCCTGCCAGGTGGGCAGCGCGGCGGCGCCGTTGCTGGTGAGCACCTGGCCGCTCGTACCGAGCCCGGAAACCTGCTGGAGCGCTCCAGTCGCCGTCGTACCGCCGGCCAGGAGTGCGAAGGTGGCTAGCGTGGCTAGGCCGCTGCCGCCGCTGGCGACGCCCACGGGCAGCGCCACGCCGTTGACGCCCACGACGGTGGGCGAGGCGGCGGTGCCCCCGAGGTCGCCGGCGAGCTGCACGGCGCCGAGCGCGCCGGTGGTGGCGCCGGCGCCGGCAAGGTGCTCCTTGGTCAGCGCGCGGAGATTAACGCTGCTGACGGCGGTGCCGGAGGTGGCCACCACCTGCGCGGCGGTTTGCGCTGGCGTGGCGATGATCGCGAGCGTTCCGGCGGCAGTGATCGGGGAGCCGCCGATGGTGAGCCACGATGGTACCGTGCAGGCGACCGAAGTCACCGTACCCGAGGTCTGCGAGTAGCCGAGCGCCAGCCCACCGCCCACGTCGAAGGCGGCCTTGAGCGCTGTCAGGCTGAGGCTCTTCGACACCCCCGCCTGGCTGAGCGGCAGCAGATTGGCCCCTGCGACCGCTCCAGCGGTCGCCAGGAGGCCAATCGCGTCCAGGAGCTGCTGCGGGGTCTCGAAGACGAGAACGCCCGCCTGCGAGGCCGGTACGTGGTCAGAGAGCGCCGTCGCGCCCGCCGGCGGCGCGGCGTCGATGGCGGCGGCGTTGAAGTTGCCGGAGCCACCGCCGCCGCCGGCACTGCCCAGCGTGGGACCGCTGAAGAGTGGCACCTAGATGAGCGCCCTTAGGCTGCCGCCGTTGGTGGTGCCGGTGGCCTCGACGCCGAGGGAGTTGTGCGGGATGTCGGCGCTGTCCCCTGGGTTGATCGTGAGGAAGACAGATCCGGCGAAGGTGCGGATCTTGACCAGGGCGGCGCTGGCGCTCTGGTTTTGCAGGTAGCGATAGGACACCTGATCCATGCGGAGGTTGTTGAGGCCGTCCGTGGGGGTGATGGTCGGCCCCTCCGCAGCGTAGCTGAGCCGGCCTGGATTGACGATCTCGCCCATGGGCTACCCCGTCTTGAGCACGGCGTCGATCAGCGCCAGGGGCGCTGCCGCCGCCTCGATGGCCACGCCCACCGAGACCCCGGCCGTGTCGGCCGGCCCCACCGAGAGCGTGGCGACGGTGGCGGTGGCGTTGTCTCCCACCAGGATGAACTGCACGCTCTGGAAGCTGCTGTTGAGCGGCACCGAAGTCGTGCCGTTGAGCGCCACCGAGTCGAGCTGGACGGCGCCGGTCGAGTCGGTGCCGATGACGCCGAACTGCTTGGTGGAGGCGCCCCCGGCCACAACGGCCGGGATGGTGTTGTAGGCGAGGCCGGGCGCCGTCACGGCAACCGCGCCGGCAGAGAGCACGGTGGTGGCGAGAGTGGTGATCGTCGCCGGGCCGGTGACCTTGCGGACGGTGACGGTGCCGGCGCAGGAGGCCGACAGGAAGACGCCGAGGATCTGGCCCCAGTTGAGCTTGACCGAGGGCACGGCGGTGGTGCCGTTGAGGGCGATCACCTCCTTGACGACGGTGTTGGTGCTGGTGGTGGTGCCGTAGACGGTGACGGTCTGCGTGGTGTCCGCGGCGCTGCTCGACAGCACGGCAATGCCATCGTTGAGCGGCTGGTTGCCGAAGTTACCGCCGGCCGCGGACGCCTTGATGGTCGAGCCCGCGGTGATGCCGCCGCCGCCGGCGGCGGTCACCAGCGGGCAGACACGCGCGCCGTTGGCCGCCTTCAGGCGGAGGCCGGCGGCGAAGGCCACGTCGGCCACGACGGTGGTACGGAAGGCGCCCACCTCCAGCCAGTTCTCGGGCGTCGCCGAGACCTGGGTGACGGCGTAGTCGCGGCGGTTGGCGCCGATGACGGTCGGGCTGTTCGCGGTCGCCGCGTTGAGCCCGGTCGAGGTGGCGGCCACCAGGCCATGCGGCGGGATGACGGCCCCGCTCGCCAGCGACTCCTGGCGCGCCTGAAAGGTGAGGGCGAGGTCCCGGTAAAGGGTGCTGCCCCGCTCCAGCTCGGTTGCGAAGGCCATGACGCACCCCCTACGTGGAGGTCACCCCGTCACCGGAGGAGCCCCACCAGCCATAGCTGTTGTAGACCTCCAGCCGGAACGAGCAGTACGAGGACCAGAGGCGATCACGGGTGCCCGGCCGCTTCTCGGTGTCCATGTCCGGGTCCTCGCCGAGCGACATCTTGATCTTGTAGTCGCTCTTGTCGCAGAGGACGAAGAAGGGCGGGATGGCGGTGATGTACGGGCTCGTGTGGCAGGACTGCACGATGTCGCCCGACTGGTTGGGGTTGCGCTGGGCGTTGTCCGGCCGCCACTTGCTCTTGAGGATCTCCTCGGCGATCCACTCCTGCTCGACGCTGGTGATGAGGAGCTTGGGGTTCAGCTCGATGTAGCGGCCCCGCTCATCGAAGGTCCGGCGGATGTCGATGCCGGCCTGCATGAGCATGACGTAGGACAGGCCGCCATTGACGGTCGGCCTGTTCTTCCAGGTCCCGCCGTCCATCCGCGTGTGATTGAGAGCCACGATGGGCTCGCCCTGGTAGGTCTGGAAGTTGGAATCCGTGGTCGAGAACGCCTGCGGGAACAGCGCGTAGGCCACCAGGTTGTAGCGGTCGGTCGCCGTCTTCGCCAGCTGCTTGGTGAGACCCGGGAACACCCCGTACAAGTCCCACCGCCAGGCTTCGTGCTGGATGACCAGCGCCAGGCCGTAGGTCTTCAGGGCAAACTGCTTCTTCTTGCCCTGGAACAGCTGGTCCGTGTTGAAGGTCTGGCCGATGGCCTTCTCCCCCATCACGCTCAGGCCGGAAACGCTGTAGTCCACGTCGAAGAAGCGGCTGGCGCGCTCCTCGCGCAACCAGACCTTGTACTGCTTGGGGAGCTTCTTCAGCTCGTCCTTGTGGACCTCGGTGAGACCCAATTCGAAAACGTTGAGCCATTCGGTGAAGCGGGCGGAGGTAGTCAGTCCGGCCATGGTGTCTCCTAGTACCAGACCGACTTGCCCGGGATGACCTTCACCCGGACCCGTGCGGAGGTGTCGCCGGGGATCGCGCCCCAGTCGTTGTTGACAGGTGGGATGTCCATCGAGTTGAGCGAGAAGATTTGGACGGTGGCGGCGCTGGCGGTGTTCTGGATGTACCAGCCGTCATGCGCCGTGCCGCTCTGCGTGTAGAGAGCCGCGCGCTTGATGAGATCCTTCTGCGCGCCCCAGTCGCCGGCCAAGAGCACGTAGGCCGCGGCGGAGGCCGCCAGCAAGTTGCCCTCGATCACCACCCCGGGGCCAGCCAGCAGGCCCTTGAGCATGGTCGGGGTCGGGGTGATCGTCTGGTCTGCGTTGCTGATCGCGTAGCTGGGCGCCGAGAGGTTCTGGCCCTTGGTGAGGCCCCAGGCGAAGATCGCGGCGTCGGCGTTCGACACCCACTCCGCCAGGCCGGTAGTGCCGTTCCATTTCAGCGGGGCGCCCACATCGAACGTCTGCGACGCGGCCTCCACGAAGGAACGCTCGGCGAATGAGAGGTCGGGGTCGTCCTCGATGAAGACCTTGAGCGGCCCCACGACGTAGGTTTTCGCCACCTAGAACTCCTTTCCATCGCCGTAGAGCTGCCGCATGGCGCGGCCTCCGGCAATGTGACTGGCGGCGCCTCCGCCGGTGAGGGTCTCTGCACGGGCACTCGCGTGCCCGGAACCTGCAAGCGGCCCGCCGAGCATCTCCGAGAGATGCTGGCGGGCGCCATCGTTGAGCGATTCGACCAGCGAGGCGTCGTCGGCCTGCATGGCCCACAGCGCGGCGGCCTCGTCGGCGTGGAAGGCGCGCTCCTCTTCGGACTGCGAGCAGAGCACCATGTCGCCGAACACCAGAATGTCCTCGTCCTTCTTCGGAATCCAGCCGGCCCGGCGGGCGTCCTTCACCAGCTCGTCCTTGAGCTTGGTGGGCAGCTCCGAGAGGAAGACGATCTCCTGGCCCTGGGCCGCCTTCATCGCCAGGTACTCCGGGCGGTTGGCGTCCGGGATGAGGTTCCGGCCGTTGGCCTCGAAGTGCTGCTTGAGCAGCTGGGGCACCCGGATGTAGTAGTCCTGCTTCGGCCGGCGGCCGGTCGCGGTCGGAGCCGCGCCGCCGTCGTCTTCGAGAACCTGAACGCTCTTAGGCACTCCGCGCCCCCCTTGTCCCGCCCATGGCGGCCATTTCACGGACCTTCTCGACGTGCTCCTTCTTGAACAGCCCCGGCCGGCCCAGCTGGCGCTCGACCATGGCCATCATCGGCGTGATGCCCGCCCGGCCGCCGGTGCTGCCGGCCGCCGGCGCCCCGCCGCCGCCCACGGCGGGCGGGGGCGCCGTGCGCTGCACCGGGACGCCGCCCTGGCTGTTCTGGTGCGCCACGTTGGCGCCCATCACCCAGGCTTCCGGGTTCACCAGGAAGCGCACGCGGGCCGCCGGGTCCGGGTTCTCATCGATCATGGCGTGGACCATCGGCACCAGCTCGTTGAAGCGCTGGGTGTCCATGCCGTGGCGCTCCTTCATCAGCCGCGCCGCCTCGCTCCTGGCGATGTTGACGCTGCCCTCCAGCACCGCCGGCCCGATGCGGGCCATGGCCGCCGCCTGGTTGAAGGCGGGGCCCATGGCCGCCTGGGTGCGGCGCTGCACCACCTCGGCATGGGCGGCCAGGTAGGCGTCCAGGTAGGCACCGTCCACCAGCGCCCGCTCGCGGTCCAGCGGCGGCATCGCCAGCGCCGCGGCGGTCTGCTGGCCGAACTGCTGCTGTTGCTCGCGGGCCTGCGCGGCCCCGAGAAGCCCGTTGACCACCGCGGTGCCGATGGCGGTCGCGTCCAAGGCGGCCGGCGGCTGCGGCGCATACTGCGGCGGCGCTGCTGGCGCCGGTGGCGCCTGCGCGGCGGCCGGCTGCGGCGCCGGCTCCTCTTCGTACTCCGGCAGCTCGGCCAGGGTGTCGGCCCAGGTGGGGACACGATCCGGGAGGGCTGGCGCCGGAGCGGCTGGCGCGGGCGGCGCTAGATCGGCCGGGATCGCCGGAGTCGAAGGCTGCTCACCCGGCAGAGCGGGCGGCGGTCCGAGCGGCGAGCCGGCTTCCTCGAAGAAGTTGGGTCCCATCTCAGCTCCCTGGCCTTGCGGGCCTGGCAGAACGCATGTAGGGGGTCTCCGCGCGAGCGCGGATCGGGATTGGGCTGGCCGGAACGTCGGTAGCGCCCTGGCCCTCGGCGATCTCTTTCTCGGCGCGCTGACGCACAGTGTTGAGGGTCGCGCCCAAGGCGTTGTACTGGCCACGCAGCGATGCCGCCTTGACGGCATCGGTGCTGGTCGGGTCCATGACCTTCGCGATGAGGCCCTGGCGCTCCTTCTCCATGCCCTCGGCGAGCTGCTTCCAGCATGGATGCTCGGCGAACTCAGCCCACATGGCCAGCCTCGGTTAGAGCGCGCATCGCCCTGGTCTGCAATTGCATCGTTTCGTAGCACTGTGCCAGCTTTCGCCGCAGATCCCATGCTTCGGCCGCCAAGCGGCCGATGTGGCTCATGCCACACGCCATGCACGTCACCTTGTCGAAGTCGTTGTGGCTGCTGATTTGGCCGTAGCGCTGCCCACAGGCATAGCGCCCGCTGCTGAGCCGGAGATGGACAGCGCGATTGTCAGGCATCACTGGCCTCCCTGGGGCGGTGGCCCCGCACCCGGCGGCGGCCCGGAGGCGCCCGGTGGCGGTCCCTGCGCGCCCATCGGAGGCTGACCCTCCGATGGCACGCCAGGCGCGGGCTGCGGCGGCGGGTAGTGGATGCCGGCCTGCTCCAGCATCTGCTGCTGGCCCAGGTTTGCCATGCCCGGCGGCGGGATCTTGTCGATGGGGATCGACTCCTTGGGCTTGTCCTGCTGCGAAGCCTGCTGGAGCTGCTGCTGGAGCTGCTGGATCTGCTTGACGTAGTTGCCGATGGTCTCGTCCTGCGGCAGCGGCGTCGGCAGCGTCCACATGTGCTGAAGGGCGCCGGGGATTTGGTAATCCTCGATCACCCGCGCCAGCATGTAGAGGCCGCTCTCGATCACCTGCCGCTTGAGCCGCGGAATGGCCCCGGGATTCTCGTCCTGGAGGAGCGCAAGCGCCTGCGGCAGCAGGGTCTGCATCGTGTCTTTGATGTACTGCCACATCAGGAGCCACGAGCGCTGCCGGGCTTCGTAGGAGGTGTTGGCGTTGGGCGCTTGCGCCGAGACCTTGAACTGCCGGCTGATCTCGCCGCGCGGCGGCGTCCAGCGGAGCTGCCGCAGGAGTTGCACGTCCTTGTCCGGGGCGTAGTTGTAGAGCACGCCGTCCGGCGCGCATTGCGCCAGCACCTCCAGCGTGAACTGGATCGCGCCGGAGTACCCCAGGCGGATCTCGCGGTCCACGTCGCCGATCTTCTGGCCGCCCTGCTCGATCAGCGCCTGGGTGGCGCCGGAGCCGGTGCCGCTCTTCTGGACCGGATCGCCCATGCCGGAGAGGACCGGCGGGATGCCGGCCGCGGTCCGGGCGCGGTTCTGGTTGTCGGACATCGCCGCCAGCAGCTCCGGCACCTCGCCGCCCAGCTTGATCGTCTTCAGGTCGCTGGTCGGGTCGTCCATCGGGATGACCTGGCCCGGCGTCGGCCGGTCGTGCTGCACCTGATGGAGCAGATCGGGCTTGATAGCCACCAGCCAATAGCAGCCGGCCATGAGGTTGTCGATCTGGATATTGCGGAAGGTGCTGTCGGCCGCCTGGTGCATCACCACTTCGTGGCCGAGCCCCATGGCCCACGCGAATTCGTCTACCCGCTTGTACGGAATCAGGTGATAGCCATGCTTCTGGCTATGCCACCTGTTGTAGTCCATCCAGACGATCTTCTGATTCTGCTGGTCCAGGTGTACCTGGAACCTTTCGCGGACCTTGCGGCCCGGCAAGGTCATGTGGCAGAAGAGGTTGACGATCTCGACATCGGCGGCGAAGCGCTCCCGCACCGGCCCGATGTCCACCCCCTGCGCCTTCAGGTTGTCCTCGCGCTGCTCATCGTCGGCGCCGGCGTTGACCCGCAGCGCCAGATCGCGCAGCTCGTCTGAGATTTCGAGCCGCGCGCACTGCTCGCGCCACTTCGACGGCGAGAGGTACATGGCATGCCCGACGATCTCGTACTCGCGCTGCCAGTCCCGCAGGGTGAAGGGCCAAATCATCACGTGCCGATTGGGGATGAGATTCCAGACCACCCGGCCCTCGGTGCGCTCGTTGGCCTGGGCTGTCGAGTGCTCCTTGGTGTAGGCGTAGGTCTTGACCGTCTCCTCCACGTACTCGATGTAGAGCACCGCGGAGCCCAGCTTCACGGCGCGGAGGTTGATCGCCGGCACCAGCGACTCCCAGCCGATGACCTCCTGGCCGTAGCAATGTATGAAGTTCTCCATGGCCCGGGCGCTGTCCAGGAGATCCTCGGTCTTCTTGCTGTCATCATCGCCGAGGGCGATCGGCTCGACCTTGGCAAACGGCGTCACGCCCAGGGTGTTGGCGTTGAGCCGCGCCGTCACCTGGTCGGTCAGGTTCATGGTCTGCTCGGAGACCATCTGCGCCGCCTCGACGCCGGTGCCCGAGTGCGTGCTGTCGGCCCGCATGGCGTAGGCGTCGCGGATCTCCTGTTCGATGTCGAAGAAGTCCCCGCATGCGGAGATGTACTCGCTCCGGCGGTCGGTCAGCTCGCGCGCCAGCTCGTCGCGCTGCTCCTCGGTCAGCTCATCGAAGAGGCTGCCCGGCGCGCTGGCCGGCACCGGGCCGGGCGAAGCGTCGGACGGCGGCTCATCGTCCGGCCGCAGGAACTCCAGCACGTTGCCGCCGCCGGCCTGGAGGCCGGCGAGCGCCTGCTGGAGGAAGTCGCGGTCGGAGGGGATGGTCTCGGGGTCGAACGGCGGCGCACCCGCGCCGGGCGCGCCAGCGGCCGGGGGTGGCGGCTGCCCAGGCGCTGGAGGCGCCTGGGAGCCGCCCTGCGGCGGGGGCTGGCCCTGGCCTTGTAGAGGCTCCACGCCTCATAGGCTAGATGGCCTATGCGTAGTGAGTCAATGTCTAGCGGGATGACATACGGGAACAGCAGCTACCCCTGGTCGCCAGTTATTCCCCGGCAGGGGCGACTCCGCGCTACGCCAGCGGGCGTTTCGGCCGAAGCCTCGTCAGGCGCTAAAATGCCGGGCCAGATGCTCGCTGCACAGGGTAGCCATGCGAGCCCACGCGGAGACATTCTACCTCATCGCCACGGCGAAGCATAGCCCGTACGCCGGTCCCGCCGGCGCTCCTGCACCGCCTCCTGCTGATGCAGGGCCTCCCGCACCTCCCGCCCGATCGGGCGGCTCCAGACGAGCTTGCCGTGGTCGTGCCGGCGCTTGCCCTGGAGGTCCACGGTCAGCACGCGGCCGGCGCCCTGGACCAGGCAGTCAAGCAGGTCCACCTCGCACGTCTCGTCCAGGGCGTGCTGAAGCTGGTAGATGAGCGCCGTCTGCGCCTTGTGCAGGTGCAGCAACCCCGAGTTGAGCCACGGCGCCAGCCGCTCGCGGTAGAGGTATTCCTTCGTCTGGTTGACCTTCTCGGCCTCGATGAAGCGCGAGGAGAGCCGCGGCAGGTCCATGACCGGCACCACGCCGGGCGTGGACGTGGGGCGCCCCCACAGCGAGTTGTCCTGCTCGCGCTTGAGCACGTAGGACAGGAACCACACCTGCGCGCCGACGCTCTCGAAGGTGACCAGGTGCGGCGCGTACTTGCGGTAATAGCGGAAGACGTGATCGGCCTGGACGTTGAGGTCCGGCCCCTTCATCGTCCAGGTCTCGATGACGAAGACGTGGCCGTCCGGGGCCACGCCGGTGACCAGCACGGCGAACTCCGCCGGCCGCTGGCCGCCGGTCGTCTTGCGCATCGGCGTCGGCCGCTGGAGGGGGTCCACGTGGACAAAGAAGCGGAGGTCGGCGAGCTGCACCGACGCCGGCCGGCGGTTGCCCTGCGCCATACCCTTCTCATTGAGCTTGTCCGGGTCAAACTCCATCGTTTCGTAGCGGAAGACGCCCTGCTCGAATGCGTCCTTGGCGTAGTAAAAGTTGGCGGCGGCGTCGAGGTCGAAGAGGTCCGCGCGACTGTTCGCCCGCTTGAGCAGGTACTGCTGGTCGGCCACCGGCTCGGCCAGCATCTCGCGGACTACGGACGGGGGAAAGCGGATGGGCCACGGCGAGGGCTCATCCGCGTTACCCGACTCTCCCACGAGGGGGGCCCAAAAGAGTTTGACGGTGCGCTGGCTGTTGTCCAGATCTCCGGGCTCATCGTCGCGAATCGCCCACACCAAGGGTTGGTTTCCCCACGGCGTGCCCGACCCCCAAATCTGGCTGGTGCGACGGTCGCGGAGTAGGGGCGGCATCGTCACCCACGCCTGCCAGGAAGCCTTGTTCGCCGCGCTGGACTTCTCGGCCTCCGCCCCCTCAAGGTCATCGAACCAGATGCCGTCAGGGTGCGACCCCTCCTTCTTACTTTCAATGCCCCAGTAGGTGATCGCCACCTCGGCCAGTGGATTGGTTCGATTGAGGACCATCTGCTCGCTGTTCCACCCCGCAAAGCCTTCCGGGATGCGGTGGGCAAACAGCCACCCCGAAAGGAAGTCCGCGCGCTGGCCCTCCGAGAGCACGCGCATCAGCGGCAGGAAGTGGATATCCCTGGCGTTGTCGCTGCTGTTGCACATGATCTTGCCGGCGTAGTTCACCCGGTAGAGACAGTTTTGCAGCAGGCGCCCGCGGCAGAAGGTGGACTTGCCGGCCCCGCGGAAGGCGCATATCAGCGCCTTCCGCCACGGGCCGCACAGCTTTCCCTCAAGAAAGAGGCACAGGTCTTCGTGGAATTTCGAGAGGGTGGAAGCCTTCAACCCCTCATCGTAATCGTCAAATCCGAGGATTCCAGTAATGAAGAACCAAAGCGACTCCTCGCCGCGACGGAGCAGCTCCTGGCGGTGGTCCTCGGTGAAGCGACGTACGAGCACGCGCTAGGCGAGCTTCTCTAGGATCTGACGCTCGAAGGCGTCCGCGCGCATGAGGTGCCCCTCGTGCTGATCCTCTCCGTCCTCGCGGTAGCGGAGCATCTCGCCGTCCACGAAAAGGACTGTGCACTTGCGCTTATTCTTCATGAGGTACCGCGCGCCGGCCACCGCCGGCTCATCGGACGGGTCGTGCTCCCACAGGGTCACGACGGCTCCTCCGTCGCTCCCGATAACATCCCCTTGGGCACCTCGATGACCTTCTCGCCGCGGCCCAGCATCGCCGCCATGCGGTCAAGCATGCCCTCCGGGATGTAAAGCCCCTTCTCCTCGGGCGGCGTGCGCCCGCGCTTGGCCGAGCGGCGGCCGGTGACCTCATCGGCCGCCTTCATGCGGTCGCGGGCCGAACTGGAGAAGACGCCCACCCGGAGGTGCTCCTGGGCCATGATCGGCTCCAGCCGCTCGGCGAAATCGTCCATCGACTTGCAGGCCGCCAGCGCCTGCGCCGCCTCGCGCACCTTGCCCATGATCTCCTGCCACAGGTGGTGCTCGCGGGTACGGCGGAGGTGCTCGGTCGTGATGATCGTCTCGCCGGTCGAGAGGTTCCTGGCCTTGGTGTCCTCATCGTCCTCGGTGAAGAGGTCGAGCAGCGCCAGGCCGATCAGCCGGCGGTGCATCTCGACGGACAGCGGCGGCTCCTGGCCGGCGTAGGCGCTGTACGGCACCGAGCGGCCCACCAGCGCGACGAAGACGCGGCTGTCCCAGCTGATCTGCGTCACCGCCTGCTTGACGATATCCGGCACCTTCTTGAGCTTGGCGTGGCCGCGCACGCTGAGGTTGCCCCGCTCGGCTTCGCGGGCCTCGCGGGCGGGTCCCCACTTGTTCGCGCGCTTCTCGGCGCGCTCCTCGGGGGACATGCGGCCGGTGCGCGCCGCCCTCTCCTCGGGGGAGAGGGCGGCGAACTCGGCGTCCGTCAGCGGCGGGTGCTTCCAGTTACGGGGCATCGGCCTTTCGTTTCAGGTACGCAGAATGGTCGCAGTTCTTGCAGAACGACAGGAGCCCATCGAAGGTGACTGCGTTGTGCGAAAAGTCGGCGAGCGGCAGGACGCGCGCGCAGCGGGCGCAACTCTTTGACTCGACGCCGTGGAGGATCAGGTGTGGCGTGTGGATACGCCCCCTTCTGGTAGCAGCGCCCTTCATCCGCCGCAGCTCACTGGCCAGCGGCCCGCGGTCTCCGTAGGCTTCCTCCAACCTCACCGCAGCCCCCTGCTGTCGCCTTCGTCCAGCACCACCTCGCCCGTGTCGGGCTCGGCCAGCTCGGGCGACGCCGCCCAGCTCTCCAGCGGGTGCGATCCGTAGTTGCGCAAGGTCTCGCCTTCCTCCGGCTCCGCCTTGAGCTTACAGAGAATCTGGCCCGGCGTCACCAGCCAGAGCGTGCGGCAGGGGTGGATGCCGAAGGCGATCGAGCGCCCGAGGACCATCGAGGTGAGCAGCACGCGCTCGCCGGGGGCGAAGCCCTGCACGCCGCTGCCCACGTGGCGCACCAGCGCCTCGTGGGCGCGGGTCTGCGTCCGGGTCGAGGGCGGGATGTGGATCTTGCCCCGCTGGAGCGGCATCTCCTCCCGCTCCACCAGGAGGTGGGCGGGAGGGGCGCAGCACCACTCTGCCGCTTCGATGTCGGAGAGCCCGTAGTCTTCCTTGACGGACAGGTCGGCGTAGACCAGCTTGATCGGCAGCAGCGCCAGCACGTGCTCCGGCCGCACCACCTTGACCTGATCCTCGACCTCGATGCCTTCCAGGGCGAGGGTGGTGCCAGCGAAGAGCGAGAGCACCACCCGCTCGCCGCCCTGGTAGAAGCGCTGCTCGGGGCCGACGCAGAGCACGCGGGCGGTCTGCGAGGGCTCCTTGGCTGAGGTGTCCAAGCGGTAGAAGCTGCCGATCTTCTCCGATTCCTGGTCAACCCTGACCAGCAGCTCGTCGCGGAGCAGGCAAATCAGGTCGGCGATGGGCATTCGGCTTCCGCTCCCCATTCCGACGCCACCGCGGCCAGGGTCATGTGCTCCCAGCTTGCCTTATCGCGGAGCGACTGTTTCTCCCGATCAGTCAGCGCCGACCAGTATGCCTGCCATTCCGCGGGCGTGAAGCTATCGCCCTTCGGATTCGACGGCCGGAACAGCTTTCTCGCCATCAATTCACCTCTCCCTAGCCGCGCGGCCCGCGCACGGCGCCGATGGCGTCGAGCGCGGCGGCGTCCAGCTCTTCCAGGCTCGCCTGGACCTCCGGCGGGAGCGCCGGCACCGAGGCGAGCGATTCGATCACGTCGGCCTCGACGGCCCGCAGGGTGTCGAGGGGCAGGGACGGGTACTGCTCGCCCCAGCGGATGGCGCAGCGCACGGCGTCGAGGACGCTGGGCAGCTGGCCCTGCTGGAGCATCAGGTGGTAGACCATGTTGCCCTCTTCGACCACCCGGCAGGACAGCGAGCCGTTCTCGCGGGCCACGATGCCCTCGAAGGCGAAGCCGTGTTCGAAGGTCAGCAACCTGATGGCCCGGCGGATCTCCTCGTCCCAGCTGTCGGCACGCGGCTCGCTGCCGGGCGTGGCGTAGCGGTCCAGACCCAGGGCGCCGCCGTAGTCGTTGCGGCCCTGGCTTTCAATGAACGCCAGGGCGAAGCACAGCTTAAACTCTTCACGACTTAAGCACAGCAGAATCGAGGGTTTGGCGAGGTCGGCGGTGCTCATGTGGCGACCTTCTTCCGCGGCTTGACGGTGCAGTAGCGGCTCACCTTCCAGGAGACGGTAAGGATCGCGCCGTCGCTGAGTGGAAAGCGCATCGAGCGGCCGGTGGGCACGATGCCGGGCGCCACCTCCTTTCCGGGATTCACCATCTGCTGCTCGATGCTGTCGAACATCGAGAGAAGGTCTTCGTAGTCGTTGGCCTTGGTGGTCATGGCTTCTTCTTCGAGTGCGAGCGCTTGAGCGGCAGCGGAGGCGGCGCGGCGTCGAACTCCTTCTGCTCCCGCTCCATCTCGTCCTCGACCTTCTGCTTGCGCCGGGCCTTCTTGACCAGCTCGGCGGCCTCGGCTTCCCGGGCCGCCTCGGTGACCACCTGCTCGACCATGCCATCCGGCTCTGGCACCTTGCCCTCCACCTTCCGGGCGGCTATGTCGTATTGCTCGTTCTGGAGGAAGCGCTCGTTGAATTCGTAGCGCTGCTTGCGCAGGAGCGCGACGAAGATGCCCGTCAGGCCGTCAGGGACGCGCTGCTCGTACCAGAAAGCGGTCGTCTTCGACGGATCGCGGAACTGGAGCACCGGACACGGCGAGTCCACGTCGATCAGGCGATACTCGGCTTCCTTGCCGTATGCCTCGGCATTCCATGTGTAGAGTACCTTCATGCGCTCCTCCGCAGGGACGCCGGCCGCCCCACCAGGATGGCGGAATCCAGCGGGCATATCAGGATCAGGTAGCCATCGAACCGCCGGCGGAACTCCTCCGAGCGGGCGCAAACGTGCAGCACCGCCTGGTGCGCCACCTGCTCATCGCTAAACGGGCACAGGCCGACGAACTCCGGCTCGGTATCGAGCAGGCGCAGGCGGCTCCACTTCTTCGCAATGGGAACCCACTTCCGCCCGTCAGCCACGGGCCGCCTCCGGCCTCTTCTCGTAGTCGCCCAGGCTCTCGTACCCCTCGGCGAGGCGGTAGCCACCCAGGTAAGCGCCGTGGCTCAGGCAGACCGGCATGCCGGTGAGGCTGTAGGCCACGGCGCGCTGATCGCACGGCACCACCTCGCAGTAGCCCCGGCGGCGGATGTTCTTGCGCGGCTTCCAGCTCATCTTCCCCCCTCCGCACCCGGCGCGACGCACGCCAGCGCAACACCCATGTGGTGGTACCACTGGCCGAAGGCCACGTCAGCCCGCGCCAGCTCACCGAACAGCTTGGCGCTGTTCGGGTGATCTGGCAGCGGCACACGTCCCATTTCCTCCTGGAGGCGGGCATGGATCTGCGAGAGCGCCGCCAGCACCTGGGAAAGAGGCACGCGGACGGCGGCGGCGCGCAGGTGAAGGGGCGGCAGAGGTGAGGCCGCCGGCGCATCCCACATGGGCCGGTCTGCCGGCGGGGGTGCGGGCGAGAAGGTCCGCGCCTCGTGGTCAACCGTCCAGCCGGCCGGTAGGGGCGCACCAGCGCCGTTCTGCGCCCCGATCGGGGGCTGAGGCAGGAGATGGTCGGCTACGGCCTGCATCGTAGCCCTCCGGGCCGCGTTGGCCCGCTTCTGCGCCCGCCAGCCAGGCTTGGCCATCTAGGTGGCCCTCCCGAACCCCGCGGCAGCGTGTGGACGACTGGCGAGGAAATCGTCCAGGTCGGAGATGAGCCACGCTGAGGAGCGAGGTCCCAGCAGGATGCGAGGGCGCAGTGAACCCTCCTTCTCCAGTCGGTAGATGGTTGCCTTGCTCAGCCCCAGGTAACGCGCCGCGGCCTCGGGGCGCAGGACCCTGGGCTTCACCGCCGCCACCTTCACGCCCCACCGCCCTTCCCGCCGCTCATGGTCAGGTGCTCGGTGACCAGGCGCTTGATGGCGTCGGGGGTGAGCGCGGCGCTGAGGAACGTCGCCATGGTGTCCGGCGGGCAGCCGAACTGGCGTGCGAGGTCGGCGAGCGCGCCCTGCGCGGGCGCCGACAGGCTGAGAAACTTGCGCCCGGTGCGGGCGGGGGGCTTGGGGGTGTCGGCGCTCATCGCAGGGGGTCCTCGCGCATGGTCGCCGGCCCCATGACCGTCATCGGGCCGCCGCCGGTGAGGCGCTGTGCCGGCACCAGCACCTCGTTGCTCTCGCCGTGCTGGTGGGAGGCGAACACCTCAGCGAGGCGGAAGTGGCGCTGGGCGACATCGCCGCTTGACTGCTGCGCCATCTGGAGCCCGATGCGCAGCCCCATCACCTCCTGGCGGAGGATCTGGATTTGGTCCGACATCGGTCGGTCATCGAAGCGGGTGATTATCTGCTCTGCCATGGTCGTCTCCTTCGGAAAAGGGTTCAACGTCTCAATGCGCAGCGGCGGTATCACCATCCGCACGCGCTCTCCGCTCACCATCTGGCATCCCTGCCCGATAGGGCCTCATCAGCGTGCTCGCCACACCACGCCGTCTTGCCGTTGAGCGACCACCGCCAGCCGGCGGCCTGCGCCGCGTCCCGGCCCTTGGGGCCGCGGACGACGGCGCGGCGGGCACAGAGGGCGCAGGTGAGGGTCTGAGACTTGGCGATCCAGGCCAGCTTGGTGTGGTCGGTGTCCAGCGCCGCGGCGGCTTCCAGTTCCGCGGTAGCGGTCTTCGCGGTCTCCCGGGTCATCCCGCGGGCCTCAAGCTCGTCGGCAAGCTCGCCGCCGGCGATCCATGGCTTGGCGCCCTTCATGGCTGAAACTCCAGCACCCGGCCCAGCTTCGCCAGCGTCTCCGGCTTCGGCACCTGGTGCCCGTGCTCGATTCGGCTGAGCGTCGCCTGCTCGATACCCACCTCATCGGCCAGCTCGCGCTGGCCCCGGCCCCGCGCCCGCCGCCGCTGGGCCAGCCAGGCGCCGGAAGGCACCGATAGGGCCTTCCGGCTGCCGCACTTGGGGCAGTCCACCAGCTGGCGGGCGGGGGCGGTCACCTGCGAGGATGCCTCAAAAGCAAAAACAGCAACATAGCAAAGGCGGCGAGGGCGAGTCCAATCTCCGTTTCGATCGGCAGGGGATGGTCAACAAGCCAGGAGGGCGGCGGCGCGATCACCATGTGTCGGTGTCCAGCGCCGCATCCGCGAAGCGGTTGCGGCGGCGCTCGCGGTCGATGCCCGACTGGCAGGCGGCGCCAGGGATCGCTCCGCAGTGGCAGATCGTGCCGGGCAGTCCGTTGAACATGAGCCCCGAAGGGCTCCTCCGCTCTCTAGGCATGCTCTGCATGATGACATAGCCGGCGGCGGCTGTCAATAGCCGCCTCGCCGCCGGCAGGCGGCGCAAGCTGGCAAGCGATTTTTGCCAGCGCTTGCGGCGGGGTGACACCCGCCGCTTCTCACTTTCCACTCTCGACCCGGCAGGCCCCCGCCCGCCCGCTCCACGCTGCCACCCCACCCTCCCGCCCAGCTGCACGGCTGCCAGGCTGCCGCCGCGTAAGCGGCTGCTGGCACAGCCGCTTACAGCCCGCTGGCTGGTGGCTGGCGGGACCGCCAGAGGCGGCCCGCTCAGCCCCAGCCCCCTGTTACCAAGGTACAGCGGTAAGAGGGCGGGAGGGGGCGGGTGACACCGGCCGGCTCGCTGACGCTCGCCACGCACACCGGCGTCCGGGCTCCTGGGGGAGGGGACGGCCTTGGGAGGGCCTCCCGCTGGTTACCACAGCACGCTACGGGTTAGTCTGCTTCCCCAGGAGCTTGGCACCAGGACGCCGCCGGTAGTACAGACCAGGGTCGCTGCCCTGAGCGATCGGACTACGCTCTCGTTGCCTGGATTTCCCCGTAGCGACAGCTTTGCACCGGAGGAGCCGCCGGCGCCCTTCCACCTCTTGACAAGCTCGGGAGAGGTGCTATCATGCCCGCATCCCTGCGAAGGATAGCTCTCCCCCGCTCCGGACTCCCCCAGGGAGGACGGGGCGGGGCGGTACTCTGGCCGCATAGCGTCCCAGGGCGTCACGCCGTGCAGGCGGACGCCAGCCTGCCCGCTTCAACAGCCGGCGCAGGTCAGTCGAGCAGAACGCTTGCCAGAGCACCCGGACACGCTACGCCAGCGCCGGCCCACCCGTCAAGCAACGTGATCGTGGTACCAAGGTAACAGCGCGCTCGCACACCCTGCCGCATCCTGCGCCCCCTGGCCCCCGCGAGTCTCCCAGGATGCGCGCAGCAGCACGGCTGCTGATAGCAAACGCAGAGATGTAGGACAATCACCTACACCAAGTCGAGCGCTTGTCCTACAGACCGACCGCTTGACATGCTAACGGTAGCAAGTTAAGCTGGCGCAGCAGCGCGAACAACAGAGAAAGGAGAGAGAGAACATGAGGAACCGGATTAGCGTTGAGATTCCAGGACACGGGCTCTTCCGCACAACGCCCGCCGGCCTGGACCGCACCATGAAGCAGTACCTCCCCGCGTCACCCGAGCAGCTCCGGCGCATCGTGGAAGAGGTCAACCCCGAGAGCAGCTACGCGGACGTGCAGACCGTCTCGGAGCTGCTGATGATCCTCGCCGACGCCTACTACCCCAATGCTGAGTGGGTGCCCGCCGAATGCGCCTGGAGCTGGACCGCTGCGCGCTCCCGCTCGATGTACCGCCCGCCTGACAGCCGGCCCCGCCGGCAGAGGAGAACCGAATGAGCTGGAACCCGCGCACCGCCAGGCACGACCCGGACCCTGAGCCCGAGGACAAGATCACCACCAAGGGCGATCTCGTCCTCTTGCAGATCGCCCACAGCAAGACCCTGATGCACGGCGGCTCCAGCAGCTACTACACCTTCGACCCCGCCCTGGTCACTCGCGCCACCAAGTACGGCAGCGCCATCAGCGCCACCACCAAGAGCGGCACTACCCGCACGCTCGACGGCGCCAAGCCCCGGCGCGGCAGCCCCGCCGTTCAGCCCTTCTACCGCTGTTTCACCCTGTCCCGCGTCCCCGCCAGCGTCTTCGCCGAGCTGCCGGAGTCCTGGGACACCATCGAGGCCGCTACAGCAGCGCTGCTGCCGCTGCGCGCCAGCGCCTAGCCCGCGGGCCTACCCCGCCACGAAAGGAGAAGAGCATGCAAGTCGAGCAGTGCAAGCAGGGAGCAACCGTATGGGCCACCTGTGGCTCCTACGGCTGGGCGAGCGCCACCATCCTGGATTGCGTTCCTACCCGCCAACGTCAGAAGGTGTCCGTGGCCTTCGACGCACGCTCGCAGATCCGCCACGGCTACCGTGAGCCTGAGCAGCTCGCCCCGCGCGATCCCAAGCAGCGCGGGAAGGACAAGCCGACGCCGGAGGACGCCCACTTCGCCACCAGGACCCGCTGAGCCCTGAGAGTAGCGCCGGCCTCGCGCCGGCGCCTCCCCCAGCGCTTCCGCTGGACCACGAAAGGAGAGACGGCCATGCGCCAGTCCCTGAAGAGCAGCAGCAAGAAGCAGATCGCCGAGCAGCGCGCCGGCCAGGCGCGCGCGGAAGCCGCCAGCACGGCGCGGCAGAGCATCACGCGTTACGCGATCACCAAGCCTTGCCCCCATACCACCCCGGCCGAAAGCCCTTGCCGCGTCATCTGCGCCGGAGTCTTCGACACACGGAAGGAGGCGGAGAGCTGGCTCGCCGCCGCGCTCGCCAACCGCTCGCAGGAGCGCACCATGCGCCAGGTCTATGGCGATGACGCGCTGTCCCCTGGCTGGCTCGCTGTGGAGCCGGTGGAGTGCTGGGCCAACGGTAACCCGAAGGGCATCTATGTCGAGGTGCTAGACGGACACGCCACAGCGCCCGCCCAGCCGCCCACCGAGCGCGAGCAGGTGCTCTTCGGCAAGGGCACTGACCTGACCCACAGCTGGCTCTAGGCGCCTGACCGCAGGCCCCGGCCCGCTGGCAGCGGGGCCGGGGCTCCCGGCGAGGTGCCCCGAGCGGGCGCGAAAGGAGAGAGCATGAGCAAGTGGCAACACCGCCTCACGCGAGCCGAAGGAGGCGACGGCATTCCAGTACCCGGCACTCGCCGAGTCGCCGGCACGGATGTCTCCGTAGTGCCGCTCGGCAACGGCATCTGGCAGATCCAGCGGCACCGATTCCGCCGGTCCTTTCCTTCGCTGCGCCAGTTGCGCGAGCACCTTGATCGCATCGGGGCCGTGGCGGTCCCCTACGAATGACCGCGCGCGCCGCCTTCGTGCTTTCCTGCATCCTGCTGGCCGCGCTGGCGCTGGCCGCCTGCTGGGCGCTCGGCGCCCTGCTGGAGGCCATGTGAAGCCCATTGCCGTTGACCTCGCACCGCTGCACGCCACCTGCGCCAACTGCGGCGGACCGCTCACCATCTACTCCTACCCGCTGCCGCGCGGAACAGCGCACTGCGCCGCCTGCTCGCCGCCGTGGCTCCTGGACTTCCTGCTGTACCAGGAAGATCGCCGGCAGGCGAAGGCGAAGGGGCTGGCATGAGCATCGCACAAGGATTGCTGCGCGAAGCCCGCGCCTTCAACGAGAGGTGCCTGAGCACCACGTACGTGGATCCACCCTTTGCCCACTGGTCGGACTTGCTGCGCGTCGCCGCCCTCCTGGAGGAGGCGGCGCGCGAGATCGCGGATCTGTCGAAGCGGGTCAGGGCGCTGGAGCGTGTCGGCGAGGAGACGTTGCCATGAGCCCGCCAGCGCGCCTACAAGCCACGATCTACCTGGACCCCAGGGTGAGCCCTGGCTATGCCCGCCTTCGGCCCGCCAGCACGCCGCTACGCCGCTTCACGCCCCTCTACAACCTCGCCGCCGGCAGCGACTACCGCCGCGCCGGCTGGCGGCAGGACCCCTGCCCGCGCCTCGACCAGCTGGACGCTGGCGAGGCAGCGGACGACTAGGCATAGGTGCTACCGGCTGCACTTATGCTAGACTCCGTGACATAACGAAAAGGAGGGGAGATGAGCTTCCGAGACGATGGTAACCCCCAGTACTTTGAAGGCGCCCGCGAGGCGCTGCTCCAGGTGGCTCAAGGCCAACTGCCGGCCGATGCGCCGAGCCTGGCCACGACCATGAACCAGGTGATCGACGCTATCCACGCCGCCGAGCTGCGCGCCCAGGCAGCCGAGGAGCGCTGGCACCGCGAGCAGGGCGAGCCGGCGCTGAGCGAGCGGGATCTGCTTGCGGCAGCTGCTCGCGATGACGAGATCGCCGGACTGGAGCCTGTCGAGGCCGACCCGGCCGAGATGGAGCGCCTGTGCCGCGAGCAGCCGCAGCGCGAAGGCGACGCGGCAAGCGCGAAGGAGCTGATGGAGATGCAGGAATGGGGGCCGTCGATTGCCCCGGTGAACGAGCCATGAGCCGCCTGGTGAACGACCTCGCCAGCCCCGCTCTCTTCGAAGCGATCGCCGCGCAGAGCGGCCCGCGCAACCTGGGCGCTCTCAGCGTCAGCGAGCTGATCGCGCCCCCCCGCGCCCGCCAACTGATGCTGGCCAACCCCGATCTCCCCGAGGCCGCCAGCGGCGCGCTGTGGCGCGCCTTCGGCAGCGGCGTCCACATGCTCATCGAGGCCATCCCCGAGGCCCGCAGGGCCGAGCTGGGCATGGTCTGCGAGCGGCGGCTGTGGGCCGGCGACATCCTCGATGGGGAGGGTGGGTGGCACAGCGGCATCCGCCGCTCCGACGCCGCCACCTTCGAGCGGCTGGCCGCCTACGTGGGCGGCCAGGGCTGGCGCTGGTGCGGCAAACCGGATGTGGTGTACGAGAAGGACTACATCGTGCGCCTGGAAGGCCACGCCGGCATTCTCCAGCGGCAGGCCGGCGACATCGAAGACCTGAAGGTCACCAAGTGCTTCGCTGTCTCGGGGCTGCTCAAGGGCGGGCTGCGCGGCTCCAAGCTCTACGGCCCCAAGCTCAAGGAGGAGTGGGAACAGCAGCTGAACCTCTACGCCGAGCTGCAACGCCGGCAGGGCCGCATCCAGCCCAACCGCCTGTACCTGACCGCCATCCTCAAGGACTGGGCAGCGACCGGCCTGGAGGCCGAGCGCCAGCGCGAGCAGATGCCCTTCCTCACCTCGGAGACTCTCACGCTGGAGGCGCCGCTCTGGCCCCGCGAGCAAGCGCTCGCCCTTGTGCGCGAGCGCTTGCTGCTGCACGCGGCAGCCGAGCGGGAGCTGCCGCTTTGTTCCAGCGCGGAGCGCTGGGGCGGCCGGCGGTGTGAGAAGTGGTGCGGCGCATTCGGCGCCTGCACCCAGGCCAACCCGGCCGCCTACGGGCCGGCGTCCGATGACACGCTCGAAGAGCAGCTGCGCGCCTCGCTGGCGCACCTGGCGAGCGGAAGGGAGGGGGCGTGACACCGCAGGAGGTACTCTTGCGAGCAGCGGACCTGATCGAAGAGCGCGGGCACTGCCACGGTCGCTACCAGGACAAATCCGGTCGCCTATGCGCAAGCGGCGCAATGCGACTGGCTGCTCTTGGCTCCGCCGAGGCGCAAGCTCCAGGGGGCACAGACGCAGACGCAGACACCTTTTACGCAGCCTATCGGCTCCTGACAACGAGTATCCCTGAGAGGGGCGGCCGGCGCCCCAGCGTTGTCAATTGGAGCGACACCAGCACCAAGCGCCAGGTGGTGCGCGTCCTGCGCGCGGCGGCCGAGCAGCCATGACCGCCCGCCGCGACCGCCTCACGCTGGGCCGCGTGGCTCGCGCCACCGTTGATGCGAGCCGGCCCGGCTCGCTGACCCTGCTGGTGCTTCGCTGGGCGGGCATGCGGCCCGACCTGGCGGACACCATCAACAACTGGCCGCCTCTGGTGGCCGAAAGGAGACGGACATGAGCAACGAGACGAAAGCCACCGAGGCAACCCCCGAAGAGGTGATGGTGTGCGGCGTGCGCTACACCAAGGCGCCGCCCCCGCCGCCCAGCGGCCGGCGCGCGGTGGTGGTGGTGGACCGCGGCTGGATCTTCGCCGGCGACGTGACGGAGCATGCCCTCAACGGCGTCTCCCGCATCATCCTCACCCGCTCGGTATGGGTATTCCGCTGGGAGGGCGTCGGCTTTGACGGCGTGCTGGCGAACCCCAAGCAGCCGAAGGTGCAGCTGCGCAAGCTCGACCACGCCGTGGACATCCCGCTCGACAGCGAGATCTTCCGGGTGCCGGTCGCCGACGATTGGGGGCTGTGATGAGGCGGCCGGTGGGGTCCGGGTCCGGGTCCGGGTCCGGGTCCGGGTACGGGTACGGGTACGGGTCCGGGTACGGGTACGGGTCCGGGTCCGGGGACGGGGACGGGTCCGGGTACGGGTACTGGTCCGGGTCCGGGTCCGGGGACGGGTACGGGTCCGGGTACGGGTACGGGTACGGGGACGGGTCCGGGGACGGGGACGGGGACGGGTCCGCGGACGGGTCCGGGTACGGGTACGGGTACGGGTACGGGTCGGTGAGCCGTAACACCCGCAGAAGGCGTGCATGAACGCCGCTACCGCACTCGAAAGCGACGCTGATGACACCGTAACGGTCACTGGCTTTCTCAGCTGGCTCGGCGACGAGGAGTGGACAGAGGAGCGCGCCGGCCAGCGGGGCGGCATCATCCCCGCCCAGCCCAAGCGCCGCATCGGCATCGCCGATGGCATCGGCCGCGACTTCCCGGTCATCTTCGGCACGCTCTACTACCGGGAGGGCGACGAGGTGCCGCCCAAGGGCGCCCGCGTCTCCGCCCACGGCAAGATCTACGTCGGCAGCAAGAACGGCACCCGCGGCCTCTCCATCGGCGGCGCCAAGGGCTACCTCCGCTACGCTGATGAGGCGGAGGCCGAGCGCGTCCACCGCCCTCAGCCGCCCGCCGCCGCCCCTGGCGGCGATTCTGCGGGCCGATCAGGCCCGCCCCCCGCCCACGGGCAGGCTTCGCCGCCAGCGCGCCCCACGGGCGCGCCTGGCGGCCAGCAGGTGCCGGCAGGGCCGCCGGGGCGGCCGGAGCCCATCCCGCTGGAGGTCAACATCAAGCTCCTAGTGAGCATCTATCGCCAGCTTGACCAGCGTTTCAAAGAGCTGGGCGACACCCTCAACGTGGTGCCCAGCGCGCCGGAGCTGGAGGCGATGGCGGTGTCCTGCCTCATCTCCGTCCACAAGCGGGAGGTAAGCATCCCGGCCGCTACCATGGCGGCGCTGCTGGGCCGGCAGGCGCCGGCCACGCCGGCGGCCGGCGCGCCTGCGCCCACGCAAGGCAAGCCGACGCAGGCGATCAAGTACCCGGACCCGTATTGGGTTCGTGAGCCCGGCGAGGAGCCGGAAGGAGGCGGCGATGGCGAACCACCCTACTAAGAAGGGCTTCATGGCGTGGCTGAAGGAGCTGGGCCACAACCCATGCGGAGAGCCCGGGCGCTGCCCGCTCGCGGTCTACACCGGCAATTGGATAAGCCTGAGGACCGCAAGGCCATGGGCCGGGGACTTTATGCGCTGGGCGGACAGCCTCGGATGCGGCTGGTGGCAGATCACCGCCAGCCGGGCGCTTGAGTACCTGCGGAGGCGCCCATGACCCCCTACCAGCTGAGCGAGAAGTGGCGCCTGGCCTCCGACGCCAGCGCCTTCCTGCTCCAGAAGCTGATCCCCTCCGGCAAGCAAGGGATGGTCTGGTCCACCCAGGGCTGGTACGGCTCCGTGGCCGAGGCGCTGAAGGATTACTCCTCCCACGCCATCCGGGAATCCCCAGCGACGCTACCAGAGGCTCTATCGACCGCCGTAAGCGAGCTTCGCAGGGCGGCGAGCGAGCTGGGCGCGGCGCTGACGGTGACGCTATGACCCGCCGCGCCTTCGGCGCCAGCGAAGCCGACATCCAGGCCACCATCGTGGCCTGGTGTCGGCTGGCACTGCCGCGGCATATCCTGGTGCATATCCCCAACTCGCCGTTTATCAGGGCGCGCGGCTTCGTCACCGGCGCGCCGGACCTGCTGCTGGTGGCGCCCGGCGGGGAGTGCGCCTTTATCGAAGTGAAGACGGCGCACGGCAAGCTGCGGCCGGAGCAGGAGGACTTCCGCGACCGCTGCCAGCGCATCGGCGTCAAGTGGGCGTGCTGCCGCGGCGTCGAGGACGTAGAAACCGCACTCGCCAGCTGGGGCTGGCTGGCGGAAAGGAGGCTTGCGTGACCGGACTGCACCTGTTCCACGACTGGGTGAAGTGGAGCGAGCCTTTCGAGCGTCCCATGGTGCAGGTGTGGGAGGGGCAGCTGGTGCTGCTCAACGGCAAGCCCCTACAGACAGCGGCTCGCTACCAGAGGCGCGACTGCCTGCTCTGCGGGCTGGTACAGGAAAGGAGGGTGATCATATGAGCAAGAAGCCGAGCAAGCCGCCGCCGGACAGCGGCGAGGCAATCGCCCGCAGCGCCTGGGGGCGCACGGGCACCGCCCTGCGCCACGCGGCGCAGACGCCGGAGCGGCGCAGCGCCATCGCCAGGCACGCGGCGGAGGTGCGCTGGGCGCGCGAGAAGGGAGGCAAGCCATGACCGCCCTGCCGAGGATCCCGCGGCTCAAGCGCTCGGCCGACGAGCAGCGCGAGAAGACCAAGCGCGATGCCCGGCGCCGTCGCGAGGAGATCATCCACGTCTCGGTGGGCCAGGAGGTCACCTTCCTGACGCCGGCGAAGGATGCTCTGCTCACCGCTGCGCAGCGACTGGTGACGGAGACGGCGACGGTCACCGAGGAGGGCCATCTGCGGCTCGCCAACGGCACCATCCTGCCGCTGCCATCGAACATGAAGGTGCGCAGGTGAGCTGCCAGGCGTGCGGCAACCCCGAGGCCCAGCAGCGCGGGCCGATCCGGCGAGAGTTTATGGGCGAGGAGTGGGTCCGCTCGCCGGGCGAGCCGCCGGGCTGGATCAGCTTCCCCGAGGTGGTGTGCTGGTCCTGCTGGCGTGCGTGGGTGCGGGCGGTGGTGGCGCGGGCGCCGCTGGGCTCGACGGCGATGCAGAACATCGTGGCGTTTACTGCTCATGCCCTGTGAGGATCTTGGCCCTGGCCGCTGGTGCGCAGGGCTGTGGCACCACCGGGTCAACCCAGCTCACCCCACCGCCCCGCAGATGGGCATCGCCTACGAGCTGTGCCCGTCGCCGGAGGCGGCGGCCGAAACGCAGCAGCTGATGAAGACCGCCCGCGAGGTGCGGGTGCGCGGCGAGCTGAGCAAGCTCATCAACAAGGACCACGAGGACGGCATCAAGGCCGATGCCCGCAGGCTCTACGAACGCAGGCAAATGACGTGAAGGAGGTGATGCCCTACGATCGTCAGTGACCCGGACGCCTTCAAGCGAACCGGCCCCCAGGCGCGCCAGCAGCGGCGCCTGGGGGCCTTCGTGTCTCTAGGGGTGGGGCGGGGGAGCTGCGGGCGTTGGAACGGGGGCGAGCGGCACGGGGGGCACCGGCGTGAGCTGGGACCAGTCCGCCGGCTTGCCCTGGAGGGAGATGCCTTCGGCGACTACCGCGTTGAAGCCCCCGAAGAGTTTGCGAATGTGAATGATCTGAGCGATGCCGGCGTTGAATTGGCCGATCTGGCGATCTACCAGGGCGGTCAGGACAGGATCGCCGACGGCGGCGTCGCTCCAGTCGATCAAGCCGGCCCGGAGCGACATCAGCGCCCGGAACAAATCGCTATCCAAGTTGCCGCTGAGCACCTGGAGCTGCGCCGCCGGCGCCGGCAGGCCGCCGGCGCTGGCCACCGCGCTGGCGGCGCTGTTGAGCGCGCCGCTGGTGGCGGCGCAGCCGCCGAGCGCCAGCGCAGCGAGCAGGAGGGTGGCGATAATCGAGCTGCGCTTCACGGGACACCGGCCTTTCCCAGCGCCGTGTTGGCGTTGGCCAGGGCCTGGTCGAGGTCGCGGGCGAGCTGGGCGATGATGGGGTGCGAGCCGGCCGGATTGACGACGTGCAGAGGGTCGCCGCCGCCGCCCTTGCCGGCCTCGACTTTCGCCACCTCGGCGTTGGCCCAGTCCACCGCCCCTTCGACCATGGTCATGTCTTGCTGGTCGGCCCTGGCGACCGGCGGATCCCAGCCGTTGGCGATGTAGAGCGGGGTGATGTCACGCCCACCATGGGCGCCCCCGGTGCCCGTCTGCGCACCCGCGCCAGCGCCGTAGCGCCTGTCGAGCGCGGCGGCGATCTCGGCGCCGCTGCTGTCGGCGGGTGCGAGCGGCTGGGTGGGGTCGAAGGTGCCGTGCCCGGCGGGCTGTGCGGCGGGAGCGGCGGTGGTCCAAAAAGTCTTGGTTTTCCCCGCCGCCACGAGCAGCGGGCCGATGTGACCGAGGTTGTCATCCGTCTTCATACGGTCTCCTTCCAGAAGCCGGCCGGCGTCAGGCCGGCTGGCGGCATTTCTATCAGCGCGCCGGCGTCCCGATGCAGGGATGCGCGGGGTCCCAGGCGTAGAGCCTGTAACCTGGCCAGTTGATCGGCGGGCAGCTGCCCGAGAGCGGCAGCAGCTTGCCCGACGCGGCTTCGCCCCAGGTGATCTGCACCAGGACGGCGCCATCGTCGGCGGTGAACCACGCCTCAGGCATCGCCGGCTGCTGCGCGCTGGCGCAGCCGGCGAGCAGCGCGAGCAGGGCGCAGAACGGCACGCCACGCGAGCGATGCGTTAGGCGCCAAAAGTTAAAACGCCAGCCTCCCAGGGTGTGGCATGGCGTGGCGCCGCAGCGACCACAGTCCATATCGTAGGGGTCCCCTTCGAAGGGAAGCGCACGCCAGTTCCAGTCGCCCTCTTTGGCGGCGCGGCAGCCGAGCAAGCGGCAAGCAAGGCGGCGCAAGGCGTTCTTGACAAGGAAGTGCGTAGTCATTTTGGTGGCCTCCCGCCGGTTGCCCCACTCGTCGGCGTAGCGCTCATCGCCGCCAAGCTCGCTTCCGGTTGGATCGTTGGTCATGGCATCAACCTTCTAGGCGTTGGCTGGTTTGAAGGTCCCGCCCAGCACGGTCTCCTGCGGGGCGCCGTCGCCAACCGGGACGGCGGCGCCGCCGGGGCGCCCCGCGTCGCGGCGCTGGCCGCTGGCTGGCGAGGTGGTCAGGTCGAGCGAGGTCCACACCACCGGGAAGGGGGCAACACTCAGCTGCGCCTGGTCCAGCTCGGTCGTCTTCAGCTTGCTCGGCCATACCCGCACGCGGATGGGGGTGCCAAGCTTGAGCGGGACGCCGGCCAGCACCCAATGTGCCGGGCCGAGCGCCGCCATCGCCACCTCCGCCGGCAGCCGCGGGCGCAGCCGCAGCCTGCCGCGCATGTACTCCAGCATCCAGGTGGACTGGTCAAAGTTGATGGCACTCTTGGGATCGGCGCGCATGCACGCCCCCCACACCCCGCCGGGGCCGTCCAGCGCCTCCAACAGCGTGCGCTCGGCGCCGAGCCAGGCGGCGGTAGCGGCAAGGAGCGCTGGGTGGTTCAGCTGGACCGCTACCTGGCGCATGAGGATCGCGGCATTGTAGTAATAGGTGCGGTGGGGCTCGGGACAGTTGGTCTCCGGCCCCTGGTGCCCCTGCGCCTCGGCCCCGAGCCACGCCAGGGCGTCCACGACGGCGCCGGCCATGGACGGCGAGCTGTTGCGCACGTGGAAGTACCACAGCCGCGCGGCGGCCGAGAGTCCCTCGACGTTCCGGGTCTCCGCGTGCGCGCCGAGGGGCACCCGGGCCGGCGGCCCGGCCGGCAGGCCGGGCGGGGGTGGCAGCGCGCGGGCGCGGGAGGCCGAGAGCTTGAAAGCGCTCAGGCCCAGTGCTACCCACGGCCCGACCAGCTCGTCCGTCTTCATCAGATGGGAGCGACGGGCACCACGCCGGCCGGCGGCGCGGGCGGAGCAACCGGGGCCGGCAGCGCGGCCAGCACGGCAGCCGACTGCGCCTGCACGTCGGCGGTGAGCGCGGTCAGCGCCGCGGCGTCGCCCGCCTCGGAGGCGGCGACGGCGGCGGCCACCAGCGCGGGCACGCCCTTGGCGAAGGCTACGAGCTTGGCGAGCGCGTCATCTTCGGCGGCGATGGCGGCCTTGAGATCTTCGAGCTGCTGGGACATGAGGTCCACCTTTCGGGTGAGCAGGATCAGCATCGTCTCGATGCGATCGAATTGGGTGCAGCGATGACACCAGGACATTATGTCAGGCAGTATAGCATGGCTAGCGCCGGAGCACCAGCGGCGCGTTGAGCGGCAGCACCAGGCTGAGGAGCCAGACGATCGCGATCAACACCACCACGACGGTAACGATCATGCCCATCGGCGCGGGCAGGTAGGTGCGCGCCAGCCAGACGACGGCGCAGAGCACCAGAGCAATGACGAGCAGGGTGAGCAGTGACATGGGACTACCTCCTTTGGAGCGGTTCCACGAGGGTTTCCAGCTTCTTGTCGATGCCGTCCAGCCGGCGCAGGGCTTCCTCGCCCTGCGCCCCGAAGCGGGCCGCCTGCCCGCTGCTGGCGGTCTGGTCGGCGGTGATCCGGGTGCGCACCTCGGCGATCTCCGCGCGCACGGCGGCCAGGTCGCTGTGGAAGGCATCCACCTGCGCCTGCTCGGTGCGGACGAAGAACCACATGGCGGCCACGGCCAGCGCCACCAGGGACACCAGCAGCTTGTCCTTGAAGCGGTCGAAGGTGGCCAACTCGCCGTTGCCGGCGGCTGGCGGGGTGCGGCGCACGGTCATCATTGCGTGGCTACCTCCGCTTTGCCCGTGGCAGTCAGGGGTTGCGGGTACCTGCGGGCCTGGTCCTGGGCGTACTTGAGAAGCTTCTGCACCTTGATCTCCCCCATGGCCGCCTGCTCCGGGTCGCGCCGGTCGATGTGGCTCATCAGTATAGCAGTATCGCGATCGATGGCCTCCTGGTCACCGCGCCGGAAGGCGTCGGTGAGCTGGGGCAGGGCGGTGTAGAAGGACAGCCCCTTGCTCAGCTGGAACGGCACCAGCAGCTGCTTGGCGATGTTGCCGGCGGTCAGCGGCTCCTGGGTGTCCACGAGCTTGCTGCCGGGGATCGGCATGAAGGGGCGCACCGCGGTCATCGTCCGGTCCTTCAGCTCGCCTTGCTTCAGCTGCGTCGTGCCGCGCCGGTCGGCCGCCTCCTGCTCCTTCGTCAGGTCGGTCGGGTAGCCGGAGGCGTAGTGCCCGCTCAGCTCGCCCAGCGCAGCGTTGGGGAGCGGGTTCACCTTGTTGCCGATGGTCGAGAGGAAGGGCGTCTCGTGCCAGCTCGGATCGCTCAGCGTGAAGTGGCTGGTGGCCACCGGCTCGTCAGCCCCCGGCCACGGGCCGTGGGGCTGGCGCAACCATTCCAGCGCCTGCCCCTGCGGGCCGGCGTGCGCCACCGCGCCAATCATGTTGGACACCCGCTCCTTGCCGATCACGTCGGGCAGCTCGCGCTGGAGCTTCATCACGTTCATGAACTCGTTGGGGCCGGTCTGGAGCTGCGTCTCCTTGCCTGGCTCGTTGTCGATCATGAAGTGGCCCCGGCCGGTGGGCGAAAAGGCCCGGGTGAGCGCGTAGTTGGCGAGGTTCAGGCCCACCGCCGTCTGCCAGGCCAGGCGCATGTACATGTTGATGCCGAGCGCGCGCGTCACCGGATTGGGGGAGAGCGGCTCGCCCATCAGCTTGCTCCCCGAGGTGAACCAGTCCGGGGCCAGGAAGAGGCGGGAGAACCACTTCTGGTAGGTCGGATCGTTCATGAACCTGGAGCGGAACAGCGCCCGGCTCTGGCCGCCGAAGGCGTTGTTCGTGGCGGCGGTGACGCCGGCGATGGCCTCGTCATCCGACAGCGCCCGGATGCGCCCGCGCTGGAGGAAGCCCCCCAGGCCCATCGCCATGTCCTCGCCGTTGCGCAGGCGCATCAGCTTGTCGCGGTTGATGGTCTGCACCATCACCTTGAGCGGCGCCATGTAGCCGGGGAACATCGCCTCGTGAGGAGAGGCGGCGACGTCGCCCAGCGTGCGCACCACCGCGGCGCCGGCTTTGGTGTCCATCAGGCCGGCGCGGAGCGCCAGGCCGTTGAGGGTCTTCTGGATCTGGATCATGTTGGTATCGGTCTCGGGGGAGGGGAAGTTGACCCCCTCCCGTGCCGCCTGCATCCAGGTCTCGCGCTCCAGGTTGCCCCAGCCCATGCGCTGGGTGAGCTGGTTGAGCCCCGGCGCTCCGAAGCCCCGCTTGAGCCCCTCCCACAGGGCCGGCGTGACGCCGCGCTGGAGGGCGTTCTGGATGGTCAGCTCCGCCGGATGGAACAGCGAGAAGCCGAGGAGCATCTGCTTGGCCGTGCCGGTGACGAAATCGTACTTGGCGCCTATCGGCCCCACGTCGGTACGCTTGATGAGCGGGGCGATGTTGTCGTAGAGGTTCTTGTGGACGTAGAGCGTCCCCTCGCCCGGGATCGCCCGCTGCATCAGCGGCACGCCGCTCATGTCCTGGTAGCCCGCCTGGCCGATGCGCTGAAGATCCGCGGGATCGCGGCCCTTCATGCGCAGGTAGGCCGGCTGCCCGTCGCTCATGGTCCTGATCTCCGATACGTCTTGCATCAGTCGATGGAGTGCTAAGGTATGGGAGAAGTCTTCGTCGCCGCGCCGCACCACCGTCGCGTAGTCGAGGGTGGTCGGCGTGCGGCCGGCGCGGAGGCCGGTGCCGAGGGTGGGGAACTCGCGGGCCTGGAGGACGCTGGTGATCGGGTTCTCGGTGGGCTGGGGCGTCACCTCGGCGCGCGCTGGCGCGCCCTTCACCGGCTCCCACTGGTGGCGGATGTAGTCCGGCACCTCGGGCAGATCCTTCGGCATGAAGCCGAGATCCTGGAGGCCCTTGAAGTTGACGTGCCCCTGTTGGCGCTGGCGCTCGATTTCATCGAGCGCCGCCTGGCCGCCCTGCGGGTGATCGCGGACGAACTGCTCCGCCGCCGGCTGCATCGGGTCGTTGCGCTCCACCGCCAGCGTCATCTGCTTGCGCAGCTCCGGGTCCGGGAACTGGCGCATGAGGTCGGTCTCGTGGAACGTCGCCGCCTGGCGGTCGGCGGCCTCCTGGTTCACGAAGGACCGGCGCAGCGGGTAGAACTGCCGCCAGCTCCGCTGCGCCGCGCTGGAGGCGAAGGGGTTGGCGGCGAAGCCGGCCTCGCCGCTGTGCAGCTCGGCCGCTACCGCGCCCGCCGCGGGCGGCGGGGGCGCCGCGGCTTCGGACCCGGCGGCACCGGGGGCTTCGGCAACTGGGCGCCCAGCGAGGGCAGCTTCGCCTCGGGCAAGGTCGGCGCCCGCGGAGCCAAGGGCGCCGGCTTGAAGGGCTGGACCTCCGGCATGAGCTTGACCGCCGGGGCCTTCGGCGGCGCCGGCGGCGTCGCCAGGGGCGGCTCCTGCAAGCCCTTCATGTGGAACTGCGTACCCTTGGGAAAGCTCGCCAGGACGTGCGGCAAGGGGAGCGACGCCGCCTGCCCCGGCAGCTTCCCCATCAGCGACAGCGGGAAGTGCTGGACGGGCTGCGAGAACGCGGCCTGCAAGGGCATCAGGCCCTGCGGCTTCGGGGGATAGGCCATACGTCACCTCGATGGGGATGTGGACCTGCGAGCCGTCCGGGAGCGTCGCCACCAGCGGGTGCTGGGCCAGGTGCGCCTGCGCGGCGGCGAGGGTCTCGTGCAGGTGCGCCTCGTTGTCGGCGGCCACCGACACGCTGCCGTCCTCGCCCAGCGCCGCCCGTCCCGGGGCGGCGCGGTCGAGCGCCTGATGGACCGCCTGCTGCATCGCGCCCATCGTCTCATCGCCCAGGCCCTGGTGCGTGGCGTCGAGTTGGACGTGGCCCTGGACCGGCGCGCCCAGCGGCGCCGCGGCAGCCGCCGGCACGCCGGCGAGCTGGGCGCCGGAGCCCAGCGGGCGCTCGCCCATGGTGGCGCCGGGGAAGCGCTTGGCCATGTGGGCTGTCGCCGCCGCGGTGCGCGGCACCGCCTCGGCGATGCCGCCGGTCAGGTAGTCGGGGAGCGGCGGCCGGTCCAGGGCGGCCATGCCGCCGACAGCGCCGATGCTAGCGCCGTAGAGGGCGGCGTGCGCCGCGGCGCTGAGCCGCTCCCCGGTCGGGGAGCCGTAGGCGCTGGCGTACCCCAAGGGAGCGGTGATGGTGGCCCCGGCAAGGGAGCCCTTGCCGGCTGTGGCGACGTTCGCCAGCCCACCCACCCCGGAGTACCCCTTGGCCAGAGATCGGGCCGCAGAGGGCACGCCAGCAAGCATGGGCAGGGCGTTGACGCCCAGCTCGGTGGCGAACTCGGCCGCCGCCCCACCCGTCCCGGGGTGGGCGGCGAGGAAGTCCTGGCGCTGCTGCTCGGCTTTCGCCTTCAGCTCGGCGGTCAGGCCCTGCGGCACCGCCTGCGCCCGCTGGGCGGCCTGCGGGCCGGCCACGACGGCTGCGAGGGTGGGGTGCTGCGCCGCCCAGTCCCGGAAGGTCTCGGCCGCGCCGGCCAGCGGCACGCCGAAGGCGTTGGTGGCGGCGGCCTGCGCCGCGGTGAGGAAGCTGGCGTCCGGTGGCTTCTCCTGGCGCATGCCGGGGTTGAGCCCGCTGGGCGCCCCCTGAGCCGCCAGGTAGGCGCCCAGGGCCGGGCGGCCCTTGGCCTTCACCAGGTCGGCGCTGGTGGGTGGCTCCGGCATCCCGGTGAGGTACGCCGGGAGCGCCGGGAGATCGGCGCCAGCGGGCGGCGGAGCCGCGGGGGGCGGCGCGTCGCCGGTCAGGTAGGACGGCAAGGCCGGGGCGTCGGGCATTGACTTATGCGATTAGCGGTGACATAATCAGGGGATGAGAGACGACGAGAGCGAAGCCGCCAGCGAGCGCACCCCCTACCTTGGCTTCGATTGGGGGCCTGGTCCGGCCCTTCCGCGGCTGCACGTCGTCGGCGCGGATGGCTGCTGGACCATCAGCCCCGATCCGGTGCGCGAAGGGTGGGAGACCGACAGTAACAGCCCCGTCTACGGGCTGCCCCGGTGGGTGGCGGAGGCCCTTGCGAACGCTGCCAACGCCAGGGTAGTAACCATCGACCCGTCGCAGCAACTGACGGACGAAGAAGTAGCGCGGTACGCTCGACAGACGGCCGACCTCTGCGACACCCTCCGGGCCTACCATCAGAGGGTTCGGGCGTGCATCAGCAACCTCGGCGCCGGCATGGTTCTGCGCCTGCCGCCCGAGGCCGAGGAGAAGGATTGGCAGGCATACTTCACCATCTGGCAGGAGGGGTTCTTCCGCTGCCAGAGGATGCTGCTGGAAATGCTCGACAGAGAGTGGTGAACCATGCATATCAAGTGCGACACCTGCGGCCGATTCATCAAGCACTCCGACATCGACGCCGGGCGCGCCCTGTTCCGGGTCGAGACCGTCGCCGACGCCGGGGGCATGCCGATCGACCAATGGGAGGCCGAGTGCCCCGAACACGCCCCCGACCTGTCCGACACCTACAACCCCACCATCAGCGGGAATGCCAGCCCTGCGGGAGTGTAGCACCGGCTACTCCTCCGGCTCGGGCTCTTCGGCCGGCGCGGCGGGCTCCGCCGCCGCCGGCAGCGCCTGCGGCGCCACCTGGAGGCCACCGCCACCGGAGACGGTCGAGGGGCCGGAGCGGCGCAGGTAGTTCCGCACCTGCTGGCGCACCTGCGGGGAGGGGATCGCCAGGCCCGAGGCCGCCTGGAGGGCGGCCATCGGGTCGGCGCCCTTCGAGAGCGCAGCGTCGTAGGCTTGGTTGGCCTTGAGCACCCGGGCCTGGTACTGCGTCGGGTCCGACTGCTGGCCGATCCACTGCGCCAGCAAGCGCCGGTGGCCGGCGCTGATGGCGCCGGCCGTGGCCTGGTCGCCCATGTTGCCGGCCATGCCCTTGGGCATCGTGGTCATGATCTGCTGGAGGCCCAGCGCCCGCTTCTGCGCCTCCGTCGCCGCCATCGTCGGCGGCAGGAGGCCCATCGCCACCTCGGAAGTCACCGAGTCGCCAATGGCGCCGGCGGCGCCGGGCGGCAGGGTGGGGGGCATCGAACGCTTGAGGGCGGCGAGGTCGCTCGGCTTCATCGTCCCGCCCTGGGTCTGCACCTTGAAACTTGCCAGCCACTGCTTCTGGTTGAGGGCGGCGGCGGTTTGCGCGGCGATGAGGGGGTCTCCCGTGTTGTTGCCGAAGAGCTTGCCCTGCTGGTCGAGCAGGCCGACCCGGTTCTTGAAGGTTTGGTCCTCCTGCGCCGCGGTCAGCTGGTGCGAGAGGTAGATCCGGCCGGCGGCGTCCCTGTTGTGCAGGATCTCGCTGTCGATCTGGTGCTGATGGCGGGTGGCCTCCAGGCTCGCGCTGTTCTGAAACTGCGTGCCCAGCTTCCAGACCTCGGCCCCCGCGGGGTCGAGCGTGAGAAACTGCCGTACCGCTTGCTGGTCCTCAGGCTTCCACTGCGACATCTGCGTCAGGTCCGGCGGCAGGCCCTTGAGCATGGCGTAGAGCAGGATCTTGCTCTCCGGCCCGGTGCCGAGCTTGCGCGGGTCGAAGCCGGTCAGCGGCGCCGGCAGCATCGCGGCCACGCCCTGATGCTTGGGGTCGATGGCCTCGGCGTAGAGCCGGGCGTTGAACTCCTGCTGCGCGGTCAAGCTGTTGAGCGCTGTCCGCGGCACGCCGACCGACTGCGCCGCCTGGAGACTCTGCATCAGCGGCTGCTTGGCCGGGTTGGGGAGCGTCTGCGGCGGGCCGGGGATCTCCCCGCCCTGCCAACCGGGCGGTGGCTGGGGTGGGATGGTGATCGTGTCCGGCATCTGATTCGCCGCCGCTTGCAGGTCGGTCAGGTGGCCCTTGGCGGTGTCCACGGCGCCCAGGTAGGACTGGAAGTCCCCCTTGATCGAGGCCGCCTGCTGGGCGCGGCCCTGCATCGCCTGCACGAGGTAGGGCACCTCGGGGAACTGCGGCCCCACGCGGCGGGCGAGGTCCGGCCCCCAGGTGCTGGCCAGCTCCGGCATCTCCTGCGCCTCGCGGAAGAAGCGCTGGACCTCGCCCAGGGCCAGCGCCTTCTTTTGATCCTGCTGGCCTTGCAGCTCGGCCGCCACCTGCTGGAGGGCGTTGCCGAACTTGTAGACGGACTCCCGCCGGTAGTCCGGGTCTTCGCCGCGCGAGCTGAAGCCGCCGCCGTAGGCCATTGACTTATGCGGTCTCCGGTGACATAATCAGGGGAAAGGAGACAGAGCCATGGACAGATACGGAGTTGTCATCATTACCGACTACACCAGCGAGTACGGCCCCTCCACGAAGGTGGAGATGCGCCCAGCGCCGACCGGCGACTGGGTGCGGTACGAGGACGTGCCAGAGACGGACGCGGTGCGCGAGCTGGCGAAGCCGGCAGAATCGCCGGCCGCTCGCGCCTGGACCGCGGCTGCCAACATGCTGCTCCCGCACATGCTGAGCGGGGAGACCGTGCTGGACGCACTGCGCCGTCTGCTGGCGAGGCCGGCGGAGCCGGAGATCAGCGATCGGCCGGCGATGCCGGAGACTATCGAGGGGGGCGCCATCGGCTACTGGCACCGCCGAGCGCAGGTTCTCGGCCAGCAGCTGCGAAGCATTGAGGACCAGCTGGGGTCGCTGATGGATCTGTCCAGCCTGCGCGAGGACTCCATCGCCTGGCGCGCGGCTTGCGCCGCGCTCGCCCCGCACGCGCAGCCGGGCGAGAATACCGCGGGCACGCTGGCGCGTATCCTGCTCTGGCACGGCCCGCACCGCTCCGAGCTGGTCGGCGCTGTCGCCGCTCATGCGCGCCCCGGCGAGAATGTCACAAAGACTTTCAAGCGCCTCATGGACGAGCACGCGCTGTTCACCGCCACGCTGGAGAAGATCCTGCACGGCTAGCCCGCCGCCCCCGGGTCGGTGTTGACGGTGGTGGGCGGCCCGGCGCCGGGCTGCCCACCAGGCGTGTTGCCGCCGAAGAGCCCGCTGATGACGTTGCCGATGCCGCCAGCCCCGGAGATTCCGATGAGCCCCGGCAGCAGCGCCGACGCCCAATCGAGGCCGCCGGGCTGGCTGCCGGTCGTGTTGTACATGACCGGCCCCGGATACCCCGCCTGCCGGCTGATCGCCCCCTGCAAGAGGTACGGGAACCACCCCAGCTTATTCTGGTTGTAGTCCTGGTAGCGCAGGTTGGCGAATTGATCCTGACGCCCCTGCTCGTACTGCCCGATGGCGAAGGGGTTCATCAGGTTTTGCTGCATCGCCGATTCCATGGCGGAGCCGGCGCCCACGCCGGTGGCGTTGGCGGTCAGCGCCTGGCCCTGCTCGGCCAGCGCCTGGTCCTGGAGGGACTTGAGGACCATCTGGTTCTCTTGCAGCGCGTTCTCGCCGCCGATCTGCCCCGCCACGTTCTGCGCGTAGCTGCCGAAGCGGTTGCCGCTGAGGCCGGCGCTGGACATCGCGCCGCTGATCTGCCGCTTGGCGTTCTCGTCCATCGTCGGCAGCATCGCCAGCGCCTGGTTGAACGGGTCGTTGTAGGCGTAGGTCGAGGGCATCCCGCCCGGGCCGCCGGAGCCGCCGCCGCCGCTGCCCATGAACGGCGCGAAGGGATTGAACCCCCCGGGCGCCGTCTGGCTGCCGACGAAGGGGTTGGCGTTCGGGGAGAGACCGCTGCCGGCCCCCGGGCCTCCCGGCCCCGAAGGAGACGGAGAGGAGCCGGGCGGCGCAGGCCCGGGGGCCGGTGCGCTTCCTGGAGGGGGAGGGCCGGTCGGCCCGGGTGGCGACAGCACACCCGGCCCTTGACCAGGGCCAGCGTTGGCGCCGCTGGCGCCGTGGCGCCCAGCGGCGACCCAGGCCGCGTACTGCTGGTGCGGCGAGAGGCCGCCGGCCGCGGCCGGCCCAGCGGCCGGCTTGGTGAAGGGGTTGCCCATCACCGGCACCACGCGGCCATCCGGCCGGCGCACGAAGCCAGGCGGCGGGCTGGCGCCCTGCGCCGGTGGGCCGGCGGGCGGCGCTGCCGGCGGGGGGCGGCGCCGGGGCGCTGGAAGCTGCCGGGATCGCGCTGGACGTAGGTCATCAGATCCTCATCAGCGCCAGAATGGAGTCCACGAGGTTACCGCCGCCCGCAATGCTGGTACCCGAACCGCCGCCGCCGATCCGGTCGGCGGCGTTGGGACCGCCGGTGGCGCCCAGCCCAGGCTGCTGGTTGGCGAAGCCGTAGCCGTTGGCCCCACGCATGACCGGGCCAGTGCCCCAGTTCCACCCCTCGCCACCGGGGCCGGGGCCAGTCGGCCCGGGGCCGAAGCCGTAGCGCCCCACGATCGAGGCGATGCTGTCCTGGCTGTACCCGAGGTCGTGGAGCTGGGTCATGTAGTCCTGGTAGCTCTCGCCAGGCTTCGGCGCGGGCAGCGTCCCCATGGGCATGCCGGCGGTGTCCTGGATACCCGTCGTCGAATCCTGGACGTAGCCCGGCGTGCCGCGGTCCAGGTTCGTGGTGTCCACGCCCTTGTAGCCCTGGTTGAGCGGATCTGACTGGCGCGGCGCTGGCCGCGCTCCCAAGCCGGCTCCTGGGGCCGGGAGATCTTGGGCAGGGGTCTTGCCAGGCTTGCCGGGAGATCGGCCCGCAGAACCGCCGCCAGGCGCCTTCCCACCCCCTCCTGGCTCGCCCTGGCCGGGCACGCCACCGCTCCCCCGAGGGGGAGGCGGGGGCGCCAAGGCAGGCCGGTCGCTGCTGGGCGAGCCGCCGGTGAAGGTGGCGCCGCCCGCGGCCTGTCCCGGGTACTTAGGATTCCAGTTGACGAAGGCGCCCTGGCCTTGCAGGCCCCCGTAGGGGTGGAACACGTAGGTGCCACCCCCGCCCCCACCGCCACCGTGGCCCTTGCCACCGCCGCCACCGGAGAGGGGGCCGCTGTTGGGCACGGCCCCGAGGCCGGGGCTGTCGGTGCCGTCCGCGGGGCGCGGGTTGCCGATGTCGCCGAGCCCGTTGAGCGTGCTACCGGGTGAGGTGTAGGTAGCGCCAGGGCCGGAGAAAAAGTTGACCGGGCCGCCGGCCTGCCCGGACACGGGCTGGCCCGGCGTCGAGCTGCCGCCGAGCGCGCGCGAGAGCGCGCCGCCCAGGAGGCCGCCGAGTGGGATGCCGAGGAGCGACATGATGATGCCGAGGATGCCGCCGGCGCCGGCGTCCTTGCCGCCGCCGGGCGCCATCTGCTGCGGCACGCCGCCGGTGGCGCCGAGCGAGCCGAGGGCGTTGGCGGTGTCCCCGGGGAACCGGCCGCCCTGGCTGAGGGCGAATCCGGCGCCGGGGTCGTAGCCGCCGCCTGACGTATCGACCAGGCCGCCAGGCTGCTGAACGTCGCCACCAGAATCCGGCAGGGTCGCCTCCTACGACTTCGGGTAAATCCCCGGCGGCTGGTACGGCAGCACGCTCGGGGGGTTGGCGCCGGGGTTGTGCGCCCAGGGCGGCGGCGCTCCGGGGTTGAACGGAACCTGCGGCTCCCACGACATGTGCGGGTTGTTAGCCCGTGGGCTGTTGGGGTTGAGCGTCCACTGGTCCGGATGGGCGCCGGGCTGGCCGCCGCCTCCGGCGTGCATGCCCTGGTCCTGAACGATGCGTGCCTGGCGCGCGGCGTTCGCCGCGGCCTGCTGGGCCGGCGGCAGTGAGGCGAAGGGGTGGCCGGCCCAGGGCGGCTGGCCCGCGCCTGGATTGACGCCGGGAGGTCCCGGGGGCCCTGGCATGTTGCCGCCGCCGCCGTGCCAGCCGCCAGTGTTCTGCGGGCCGGGGGCCCGGAAGCCAGGCGGGGCTCCATAAACCGGGTGATCGGGCGGGATCTGGCCCCCGTAGGCGGCGTGGACGTGGTCGATGTCGGTCGGGTTGTAGTGCTGCCAGCCGTTGCCGTCGTGGATCATCGGCCCCATCGGCCCCATCTGCATCGGGGCAGGCGTGCGGGGCATGGACATCGAGGTGCCGCCCAGGCCCCCCTGCGGCATCGCTCCCGGCATCATGCTGGCGATGTTGCTGGGCGCCGGCCCGAGGTTGAATCCGGGATCGTTACCGGGACCGCCGAAGCTCCCGCCCGCCGGAGTCTGCAAGCCACCGCTGGTGCCCGCGCCGGGGTTGCCGTAGCCGCCGCCCAGCTGCCCGGGCTTGAAGTCGGGCACTGCGCCGGGGGTCGGCGCCGGCTGGGGGACGAAGGGATTGGGCGCCGGCTGCGGTTGCGGCGGGGTGGTGATCGGCGGCGTGGTCGAGGCGCCGGGGGCGGCGAGGCCGCCGGCAGCGGCGCCTGCGTAGGACGGCAGCATCCAGGCTGGGGGGGCCATGGGCTCTCCTTACCGCTTCCCGTAGTTCTTGCCGTGGAAGCAGCGTTCGGTCTTCTTGCACGAGCAGGCGCCGGTGCGGGTGTGCTTGACCTTACCGCGGATGGTCGCCTTGTCGGTTCTGTCGAAGCGCTCGGCCTTCACTCTTACGCCCATGGGCTCTCCTTAGTTGCTAATGTACGCCGTAATAGGAATCGTAAACGTTGGCTTGGTTCTGGCCGGGCTGGAGTGCCGTGTGGCCCCCGATGGTGCTGTCGGCAGCGCCGGAGCCACCGGAAGTCCAGTTATTTCCATATCTCTGAAACATCTCGGCGTTCTGCACCTGGCCGTAGTCCTGCGGGTTGAACTGCTGCCAGCTGTAGCTCTCGCCGCCCTGGCCGGTGCCCATGTAGATCTGCGCCTGGCCGGTGGTCGGGTCGATGCGGGTCTGCCCGCGGTTGGCGCCGGCGCCCATGTCCCACGCCGTCTGCACGCCGCTCGCGCGGGTGGGATCGGCCAGGCCGGCGGCGTCGAGCACGGCGTTGCCGCCGCCCTGCCCGAAGCCGGAGGTGCCCCCGACGCCGTAGGTCGAGCCCATGAGCTGCTTCATGTACGCCGCCGCCTGCGCCGGCCCCCAGTTGACCGCGTTGGGGTCGCCCGCGTAGCTGCCGCCTCCGCCGCCTCCCCAGCCGGAGGGCTGGGAGGCGGGCGGCGCCTGCTGCTGGCTGGCGCCGGGCGTCATCGGCGAGGGCGGCGGGACGCCGCCGACGCTGGTATTGATCGGGTCAACGCCGGTCGGCGCGCCCATCGTCGGCGGCGTGGTCGCCATGCCGGAGCCGGGGGTCAGCGGCGCCCGGCCGCTCATGTCAAGCCCGGGCGTGCTGGCGCTGCCCCACTGCGAGGGCGGGTTGCCGGTGCCCCCGCTCTGCCCCGGCCCCATGTTGGACACGTTGCTGAAGGGCTGGTTGGGGTCGCTGGCGCCGGGACTCCCCGGCATGCCCACGGGGCCGGACCAGCCCAGCGAGCCGAGCTGCTGGCCGCCGAAGAGCTGCTGCTGGGGGTTCATGCCGAAGTAGTCAGAGAAGCCCTGCGGGATGCGCAGGTTGGGGTTCTGGAACTGCGGGTTGAGGAAGCTGCCCAGCGAGCCCTGGATGCCCTGGAAGATCGAGGGCGCCCCCTGGCTGCTCATGCCCTGTGCCTGCTGAAGGATCTGCTGGAGCGTCGGCGACAGGCCGGGGTCGATCTGGCCCCCGTACACCGGGAAGGGGTTGCTGCCCGACATCCCGATGAGCGAGTTGAAGAAGTCGTTGGCGAAGCCCGCGCCGGGCGCGGTCGTGCCCTGGCCTTGCGAGGCGACGGTGCTGCTGGGGGTGCCCGCCATAGCTCAGACCTCGAAGGTGGCGGGAGCGCGGCGCCGCGCGGCGCGGTCGCTGTCCAGTAGATCGGCGAAGGTGTACCGCCGCACGATCCGCCTGATGACGGGGGGCGGCTTACCGGGCTCGGCCTGAGACCAGGCGAGGGTCTCGTGCTCGATGATGAGGCCTACCAGGGACTTCCGCTGCTCAGCGGTCATGCGATCTCCTTGGTGTACTCCACCGCTCCCGGCCGCCAGCCCAGCCGGCGCGCCCACCGCGCCCAGCCGGGGCGCGGGGAGCGCGCGGCGACGGCTACGCAGCCGGCTTCGCGGGCAATACCATCAAGTTGGCCGGAAAGCTCAGCGTGCCATTGCCGGCCCTTAACGGCCAATC